AGACCTAATCATGTCAATATAGTGGTTCATATTGGTAATCAACATCTGAGTCTTAGATGCTCCTGAGTTAGATGTCAACTGAGTAATAGGTATTCTTGCATTATTAAAGTCACCATCTTGAGTAAAACTTCTACCAATTACACTACCTGTTTGGAAATATAATCTTAAAGCATCCTCAGGATTGTATGCATTACCTGTACCTAAGTCAATCTCATTCAACCCATCAGCGTCAATAAACACACCATCAGGCACAACCCTTGCAATTACTTGTTGTAATTTCAAGTGAGTTATCTGAATTAAGTCGGCAAATGGTATCATTCTGCGACATAAAGACTCAATAACACCTTTATACATACGAGGAGCACAAGCTACATAGTTTGGTAATGCGTGTTGAGTAGCTGACTTAGGACGTACCATATTCTCTGACAACTTCCATTGTAATAAAATATTAGTACCCATAACCATAATACCCTCATACCAAACATCAATAACTTTTTCAATCTTTTCAAAGTTTCCTTCCTCCATCATTTCAGCCGGAGGATTAAAAGTCTCATCTTTCTCGATAACACGAGAGCCACCACCTTCAAGTATCTTCTTCTTATAAACAACTTTTTTAGTTGACTTATAGTTGAAATACATTAAAGTACAAGTATCACGATAGAACATACTATTCTCATAGAACTGTGCTACGTTATAATAATCGTACCAAGATTGACTGTATTGTGTAATTTCTTGTAAATTTTCTTTAGTTAAAGATTGGTCTATCTTCATTAACTCAGTTAATGACATAGTTTTAATCTCTCCCCAATAAAAACAATCTCTAAAATATGGGTCTTCTGTATAACTATAAACAATATTAGCAGGGTCAACATATGATAACTTAACACCTGCTCCTTGTAAAAATTCATGCTTTGCAACACCAATGCCAATTACAGTAACATCATAATCAGTTCTTTTACGAATATCTTCGTAATGATTATTGTCAAATATAGTATTGATAGCTTCTTCTTCTGCTATCTCAATAGCAGGTTTGTAATTTAGTTGCATATATAAAGACAACTCATCATCAGTCTCAGGAAGTTTTTCAGGGTCCATTAAAAATGGATTAGCACCTGTAAGTTCTTGAATTTTAGATAGAACAGGCTTACCTGCCATTTGAGTCTCAAGCATATCTTGATATTTGTTTCTCTTAGCTTGAGACATAGCATCTTGTGCATACGCTTTAACTTTAAACAATCTATCAGACATACCGTTTACAACGATATCAATAAACTTAGGTAAAATAGGTACAGGAGTCCAATCTAAATTTAGATAAGACAAATCACCATCAATAGCTAATTCATTCTTATACTTTGAAATAGGTTGCTCACCTCTTGCATATAACCTTAATCTTCTAAAATCTTTCCATTGACTATAGTATCTGCAAGATGAACCGTCTTTACGGAACCACTCATATTGAATACTCTGACCAACTTGTAATCCAAATTCCTTTGATGCCTTTTCTGCATCAGTTACTAACTGACTTGGAAATGATGCGGCATTTATTTGTACTGTTAAATTTTTCATCTAATCAATTGACTTGTTGTTCCTTCGTTTTTATACTTAGCGAAGTTAATAATTAATTTTGATTCTTTTTTCTCCGGAGTGTATAAATGCTTCTGATTAGCCATTATACAAAGACCCGAGCTGATAGAGGCATCAAATTTTGTTCTATCATTTATATCGAATTTTGCCCAATCCTCAAGTGTTCTTGTAAAAGGCATTGTACCCATTTCCTCAGGGTCTCTATACTTTGCCTCTAAGTCAAACCCTATAAACTTCTCAATGTACGACTCAATTGCAGAAGCGTGTGCCTGCTTTACATCTTCTGAAGAGTTTGGAATACCACCTAACTCACGCTCAGTCTTTGTTAGTTTAGCCATCTGTTTGTCAGGTCTATTAATCGAGTATCCTCTATATCCCCTATTTTTTAAATGATATAAAAGCCTTGGTTTATTATTCTCCACAAGTATTGGCATTCCGTAAAATACAATAGCCATTAATACTTCCTCAAAAAATATCTCTGCAGTCTGCGGACGAGCAATATACTCTAAAAAAAACTCATTAACAGGAGCATCGTCAATATGGAACTTAGTCATGCCATGCAATGCACCATTAGAGCCTCTTCCTCCCACTACTGCAGATATATCGTATGAGTCACACCCAAAAGACCCAAGGTGCTCATTTCCGGGATATTTGATGCCATTACGCACGTGCACATTGTTTTGCATATGCTTAGGAGGAGCCCAACTTATATTAAACCTACCACGTTGGTCAGGAGTCCATATAACTTGCGTATCCTTAATGCCATCTTTCCACGAAAAAGACCCACGAGTAAGATAGTGTTCCTTAATCATTGAGTCATTATAGTCAATTTGCTGATATAACTTTGTTAAATTAAATAGAGCTTGCTTGCTTTCATCTCTAAATGCGTGAGACTGAGTTCTTGGAAACTGACGATAAAACTCGTTTAATGCATCAGCATCACTCTTAAGTGACTCAACCTCAGCCTCCCAATAGTCAATAGCTCCATTTTTTATCCAAATATTGTCAACACCCATTATAGGTTGTTCAGGTTTTCTAAATACAGGATGACCATATCTATCAATAAATCCTTCCATATTCCACTCCATCGGAATAAATATGGCATATAGTCCACTCTTAGTCTGTCCGTTAGCGTTACGATTCTTTACATTTGAATCCTCGTAAATATCTTTATAGTTCTGACCTCCTTTACTTAATGCATTAGAAGTAGAACCCATCATACACTTTCCGATAATCTTACTACCTAAACGTAAACAAGTCTTGGTTACACGCCAATTCTCTTTAATGTTTACAGGCTTAGTCCATTTTGCAGACTCATCATGAGCTAAAAAAAGTAATTTCTCTCCATCATATGAGTTATCCTCAGTATTCTTCCAATCTATTGATGTATCCAATCCATCTACATCATTGTCATCGGTTTCATACATATTTTTTTTGGTAATCTTGGCTGCCGGAACTCTATAAGCAAGTTCAGTCTTTGGTTTGTCCATACCATCCATAATAGGCTTAAAGAAAAATGGTAAACGACTATTAATAGGTACTACCTTATCAGTAAACATTTTTTTAGCATCAGCACCCGTCTTAGACAAGATACCTATACGTGCGTCACGTGCGAGCGTACCTATGTTAACGCACTCTGAAGATGACATAAACGAGAATCCTGAACGTCTAATCTTTAAGTATATCATACCAAAAGACCTTGGGTCAGCACGACACGCTTCCCAAAATATCCAATAAATACGATTTGCCTCACGGAAGTCAGGGTATCCTACGTCAATACTTGACCACTGTAAGTACATATAATGAGACCCTGTTATGTAGGTTTTAACGCCATTGTTCATAAACCAAATACCTTGCTCTCTGCTATCAAACTCTTGCTCGATATAGTCAACCCAACGGTCTTTAAATTCTTTTGGTTTTTCGTTCCATTGAAATATGGATTGTATTCTTGAGAGTTCTTTTGGTAGTTCTTGGCGTTCCCAATACTGCTCAGCTTTTGACGAGTGTCTTTGAAGACACTTATCGGGTGTTATAGGTAATGCAATCTTTAACCCCTCTATCTCAACTATCTGCCCTATCTGCCCTGATTTTGAAATGACTACAACGTCATATTGGTCGTTATATCCATATAGCCATGACCTCACTCTATTTTTATTAGAAATGACGGCAGGTGGTATATAGTTCTCTATCACCTGACATAAACTATTGTTTTGACCTTCTTTCTGCAAATCCTTGTTTTGTATCTGTTTTAGAGACTCCACTGTTTGCGGAATCTAAATTTTCTTTCTCTAATTCTATTCTGCTAAGTATCTCAAATGCATCAAATATGGCTAATTTCTTAGCTGCTGCTGCGTTTTTCAACTTATCTGCAGACACATCGCTATCTGAGTCGGTATTAATAATATCCTCTTCAGCCACCTTGACAAGATGGTTGACAGCTTTGTAACCTGCCTCAATAATCCTCATCTTTATTTGTCGAGTATCGTTCATTATTTTGATGTCAAAAATATTATTTGAACTAATCGAGCAGACTCAGCCTCTCCAAAGTTATCAAAAATATTCCTTGAGTGCTTGGAAGCTGAATCAAACGCTATCATACGATTAAACTTAGAATACATGGTAAGAAGCGGTTTAGCATCCTCATCATATACTGTTGTACCATCCTCATCAGGTGCGTCCTCGTTTAAATACAAAAGACAGGTAATATCACCCATCATCTCGTCCGTATGTATAAAATTTGGTTCTTCTTGGTTTAAAGGAGACTTTCTAACAAAGTTAAAAGCTACCTTGTAACCAAAGAATAAGTCAGTAACGTATTTTGCGAACTCATCGTTACCGTCTCTTGGCTGAATGTTCCTGAATACGTATTCGCCATCTTCCACGTCTTGAAATTGGTGCAAGTGTATATCTGATACATAGGCTTTTGGGTCTTTAATAATGTTGTCAAATGTGATTAGATTCATAATTTCATTGTTATTTGGTGGTCATACATTCTGTATAATTTCTCTCCATCAACAGTAAATTCGTATTCGCTATCAGGGGAAAAACAAACACTATCCCCTGCTTTAATACCACGTTCAAGTAAATAGTCATTAGGATACTTCATTATTCCCATAAGAGGCTCCTCGCTAAATGGCTTTTTAATATAACTTTCAGTAGTTGCTATAGGTTTTACAAAGCAGTACCTATCATAAGCGTTCCACGTGGAACAATGCTTATACATAAAGAATTGCTCAGTCTCAATAAAGAATAGGTCATCTTTAAAAAAAGACTTACCACTCTTTTGCCTACCTCTCATATCGTTATAGAACTTAAATACGTTATGATGGACAAGCAGTGTATCACCTTGTTGGATTGGTCCTGTGTAGCCTAATGGTAGTTCAACGACTTCTGCAAATCGATTAGAGAACTTATAGTCCTCTTCAGAAGTGCTGACAATAAGTTCAACACCTCCTATCTCTTTTGTATTATCGTATCTCTTTCCATTTACCGGTTTGGCTATAAAATAGAATGGAGACTTCATTAAATGTTTATATTATATTCAATTGAAATTGGGATAGTCTGAGTAAATTCTTTCCAAAGAACTACTTCATCCTTATCATTTATAATATATATTTTAATTGAATGCTTAACGCCATCAAACTTGATAAGGTGTATTTCATAAATATCACCAAGAATCCTTTGCCCTACAATATAGTGCATAGCACCGCCTTTGTAGTCGGGTCCTATTGATATTTTACGAATTTCCATTATGCTTCAGTTACCTCTTCTTCTTTTGGTAAGTTATCCTGAGATACTTTTTGGAAGAATTGAATTAATTGAACTCCGTACAATGTAGGGATTCCGTTGATGATGTTTTGTAACTCCTGAACTTGTTGCTCGTTTAATTGTATCATTTTATTAGATTTTATTTGATGTAAAAATAGTAATTTTTATTGTAATAATAAACTATTATTATACAATTGGTTCAGGAGGTGTTGGTTGAGGAGCCCAAGGTAGAGGCAATACGATAATTGGTGGGTTGATTATATTGTCTATTTGTTGTTGTAAACTTGAATCAATTACTGTTACATCAAGACCTGCATCCAACCAAGACTCAACTTGAGCCTGTGTTAAATCAGGATAAGCCGTAAAGTCCGTTGAACTTGGAGTTGTGCAACCCATTGTTCCGTAACCTGAAACTAAGATAGGTTCTCCACCTACAAATTGTTCAGCCGTGCGAGTCCAATGTACTGTTACTACTACATCAGTTAAGCCATCTTCGGTTGGCTTTGTATCCATTTGATTAATTACCCAATTATAAGTTGCCATATTATTTATTTTCTAATGTTTTTAATCTTGCTTCTAATTCTTTTATTGCATTTACTAAAACATATATTAATTCGTGTCCATTAAAATTTAATATATCAGTTTCTTCATTATCGGTTTCATTTAATTTAGCTTTTATTGAACTAACACTATTTGGTAAAATATTAATAATTTCTTGCGCTATAATACCAACGCCACCAATACTTTTTTTAAACCCACCTAAACCATTATAATCATAAGTAATTGGGTTTATTTGTAATAATTCTTGCAAACCTTTATTATATGGTTTTATATTTTCTTTTATTCTTATATCGGAAGCAATAGTCCATAACGCACTTGTTGGTTTTGCTGCGCTATCGGTTGATAATTGTAATTGATAACCCGGACTTGTTGTTCCAATACCTACGTTTCCTGCGGTAGTAATAATAAAAGGAGTTATTGTATCGGATAAAATTGCAAATCCATTAAAAGTTGGTGAATATACATAAGCACCTGAAACACTATTAGCTGCAAATCTTGCCTTTTCAGTTCCACTTTGTCTAATACTTAAACCGCCGTAATATGTACTTGTACCATTTGCAATAAATATAGGACTTGTATTATCTAATTGAACGTTATCAGTAAATCTTCCTGTACCTGTAACATCTAATTTATAAGTAGTATTGGTATTACCTATTCCTACGTTAGTTCCATTATCCCATATTAAACTATTTCCTATTGTGCCACTTGCAGTAAATTTAGGATGGTAGTTTATTGTTCCTGTTCCGGTTATTGGATTTGTTAAAGCACTTTGTTTTCCGTTAAATGTGTTCCAATCAGTTGAACTTAAATATCCATTTGTACTTGTTGTAGCTTGAGATATTGATATTACATTTGAAGTAATACTTAAAGGACTTGTTGCACTTGATATTCTTAATGAATAAGCTGTATTCCAATTTGCACTATTATCAGTTATTGAAGTTGTCCAAGCTGTACCTGTTGAAACCGCTATCCCCGCACTTGGATAAACCATTGAATTAATTGTCCAAGACCTATCCGCACTTAAATCGTATGTTGTTCCGTTTATTGTAAGTGTTCTACTTGGAGGTACTTTATTATTAAATGTAGTCCAATCAGAACTTGATAAGTAACCGTTTGTACTTGTTGTAGCCTGAGATATTGAAACAGTTGCAGCACCTGAAATAGTAGAAACACTTATTGGTGCTGTTCCTGATACGGATGATATACCTGCTGTTATTGTCCAACTTCTATCAGCACTTAAATCATAACTAACACCATTAATAGATAATGTTCTGCTTGTTGGCACATATCCACTTAATGCTGATGGAGCAACGTAGTCAGTACCTGCAACTGCTGCTGTAAATATTCCGCTTGAGTCAGCCTTAACTATTGCAGCCGTAACTGAACTTTGTTGTATTGCTCCTGTAATTTGCAATGCTGCTAATCCACTGTCTGTTGTTTTATTAATTAATACAGCTCCACCACTCGGCTGAAGTCTTAAAGCACCTCCAACAAGTGACGTACCATAATATGTTTGTAATGAACCATATGAACTTATACTTGTACCTCCTGCTGTCATTTGCACAAACCCATTATTACCACCACCTGAAGGGTCAGCATCTATTAATGTTAATACTGCCGTAGTTCCTGAAGTATTTTTTATAAGTAATCCACCATTAACATCTAATTTAAAAGAAGATGGTGCATATGGAGCTGTCGTGTTAATTCCAATACTACTACCTCCATCATAAGCAATACTATTTCCAATTGTTGAACTGCCTGTAAACTTAGGTAAATAATTAGTTGTTCCCGTTCCGGTAACAGGATTAGTTAAAGCATTTTGCTTATTATTAAATGTATTCCAATCAATTGAACTTAAATATCCATCTTGTCCTGCAGTTGCAAGTTGTATTGTTAAATTAGGAGTTGACCCACCACTTGAAAATAATGGACTTGTTGCACTAACTGAAGATACACCCGCAGTAATAGACCAACTTCTGTCAGCACTTAGGTCGTATGTTACTCCATTAATAGTTAAAGTTCTACTTGTTGGAACATAAAAAGCTAAATCAGAAGTTAATGCTAATGTTCCCGATGCACTTGGAAGTGTATATGAATAAGTTCCATTGCTAATAGTTGAACCTAATGTAATTTGTCCTGTTGCTCTAAAACTTCCATTAACATCAAGCGTAAAAAAAGAAGGAGTAGTTGTTCCAACTAAAATTTGACCTCCACTTGGTTGTAATCTTAAAGCTCCATCAGGAACTGACAACCCATAATACGTTTGAATTTGACCCCAAGAAGCAGAACTTGTTCCTCCAACTGAGTTTATAATAAATGCTTCATTACCCCCACCTGCAGGATTTGAATTAATTAAAACAAACTGAGCTGTAACTCCTGAAGTATTTTTTACAATTAATCCTCCGTTTACATCTAATTTGAATTGAGAAGAATCATATGGAGCATTTGTATTAATACCTATGCTACTTCCTCCATCATATGCAATACTATTTCCTACAGCAGATGAGCCTGTAAATTTAGGTAAATAGTTTATAGTGCCAATTCCACCTATTTTATCATTGAATGTTGTCCAATCACTTGTGCTTAATGCTCCTCTATTTGCCGCACTTGCTGTTGGAAGATTGAATGTATGTGTATCAGTTACACTATTAACTGCAAAGTCAGTACCTGCTGTACCTGCTGCAAAATATTGCACTTGTGCAGTTAGTCCATTTAACGCCAATATACCTGTTGAAAATGTAGTAATAACTTGACATAAAGTACTATTTTCAGTATGTAAAGTAATTGTTCTACCGCTATGCGTTACATAAACTCTAACCGCTAACCTATCAGTTACAGTTAACGAAGTAGTTGGTACGGCTAAAGCAGTTGTATATAAATCAATAGTAGTTCCATTTGTTATTCCTTCGGGTGCGGCTGAACTACTTGCAATTAATGTAAATGTACTTCCGTTATATTTATAAAGTTCAACATAAAAAGATGGAGTTCCACCGCCCGATGAAGCACTAAAATACATTTCAAAGTTCCAATTACCGCCCGGAATTTCTAATAAAGAAGGGTCGTTAGCGTCCGTAATAAATTGAGAAATATACCCATTTGCATTTATTGTAAAATTAGTTCCGGCACCAATAACAGGTACCTTACTCATTTCATAATAAGTATTGCCACCAAAAGTTCCTTGATTAATACTTCCGTTTAAATAATAAGAAACTGAACTACCACCACCGCCTGATGAAGGAAAATTTGCTAATTGACCATCTCCTCTAATATATTGAGATGCAACACCTGCTCCCGTAACTGCAATTGTACCATTTGAAGTTAATGGTGAATTGGAAACAGTAAATGCTGATGGCATACTAATACCTACTGATGTTAATCCGCTATCTGAACTATTAATCCATTCAGTTCCACTATATTTTAATATTTGACCTGCTGATGGTGTTGTTAAAGTAACATCACTTAATTGAGTCAATGAATAATCACCTTCTTGTGCTACTACGTTACCTGTTCTTCCAAATACTGAACTAACACCTGCAACAATTGTCCATGCTCTATCAGCAGATAAGTCATAAAGAACTCCATTAATACTTAATGTTCTTGAAGTTGGAACATATCCGTTTAAATCACTTACTAAAGCCAATGTACCTGTTGCACTTGGTAAAGTATAAGTATATGTACCATTACCTAATGTACTTGCAAAGTTTACATTTTGATAGAAATTATTATTAGTACCATCATATCTATATCTTAAATTGCCATAACCATCAGATAATACAACATTATTAGAAGTTATACTATCACCCAACCAACCACCAACAATAGTATTACCACTTCCCGTAAGAATATCACCACCTGCAAATCTACCAATAAATGTATTATTAATTCCTGTTTGAATACCTGAACCTGCACTTGCTCCTAATGCTGTATTTTGATAACCTGTAGTAACAGCTATTAAAGCAGAACCACCAACTGCAATATTACTATATCCTGATGTAAGATAAGGTAAAGTAGTATTACCAATAGCAATATTTGAAGCTCCTGTTGCAGTAAAAACACCCATTGTGTTACTATTACCTATTGCTATATTATTTACATTTGTACTTGTACCTCTACCTATAACAACACTATTAACAGTTAAATTATAAGGTCCTAAATTAACAGGTCCCGTAGCACCTGTGTAAGGAACATATCCTGTTAGTACACTGCCATAATCAGGTATATTTAATGTACTTCCAATTAATGTAGATGGACCACTTGTACCTGTTGTTGTTAAAGTGATTGTATCTTGCTTGTCATTAAACGTATCCCAATCTGTTGAACTTAAATATCCATCAGTTGAAGTATCTGCTTGACTTATACTTATAACAGGATTTCCACCACCCGTAGAAGATAATGGAGCAGTTGCACCAACTGAACCAACTCCTGCTGCTATTGTCCATGTTCTATCTGCTGATAAATTATAACTAACTCCATTGATTGTAAGTATTCTTGATTGAGGAACACCTCCTAATCCTGCTAATGTATAGTTAGGAACATTTATTGTATTACCAATAAAAGTAGATGCTCCGCTTGAACCGGAAGTTGTTAAACTAATAGCATTTTGTTTACCGTCAAAAGTTATCCAATCAAGACTTGATAAATAACCATCTTGAGTACTACCTGCTTGTTGAATAGAAATTACTTTAGTAATACTATCAATGCTTAATGGAGATGTTGCTGTATAGACAGGTAAATTAACCCATGCTACCGCAGAACCTGTACTTGAAAGTACTTGACCTGCTGCACCTATATATCCATTATAATCTCTTAAAGAACCATCTAAAATTAATTGATTAAAAATACTTGCAGTATTAACACTGATATCCAATGCCTCAATATTAGCATCTAATATAATGTCAACGTCAGCCGTATTACCTGACGTAAGAACTTGTTGTAAATTTGGAATAACAGTAGGAATGGTGTACCATTCTACTTTAGTTCCTGTACTTCTTAAAAATTGACCTGCTGTTCCTATTGAATTTAGTCTATCATATAATCCACCTGTAATATGAGTCTCTCCTGTTAAATAACTATTTAAAATAGTAGCCGTAGCTCCTACATTTATATTAGTAGTATTAATAGTACCCGTAAGATTAATGTTCTGAGTAGCTGTATTACCGTAATCCAAAACACCTTGTAAAGTATTTTGTGGAATATTTGGGATGAATAAAGTTAATAATTCTTGTAACGTAAAGTTATAAGTTATATCCTCAATTACACCTCCAACACTTGTTCCGATTAGTTTATCGGCTAACTTAGGTACAGGAGTTACCTCGTATATACTAATCTTTGACATCCGCTATAAAATTTTAGTGTACTATCTTCAATGCATCTCCTGTTCTATAGATTTGACCTATTACTAACCCTCCTGCTAATGCTGCAGCATTATCTGCATACACGGGTGTAGAAGCTATAACAATAGCAGGAGCATTAAAATTAGCTTCAAATAATTCTAATAACTCTGCCGGAGTAAAGTTATAAGTACCATTTGGAGGCGTACCATCAACGCTTGTTCCGACAAGTCTATCATCTAATTTAGGAAGAGCAACAATAGTATATGAGTTAATTTTCATTTTAAACTAATGTTAAAAGATATAAAGTCTCATTTACAAGACCTAACATCTCGTCCATAATATTTTGTAAGTCTGAAGCATAGTTATCTCTTTCAGCCTCAATAGTTGCTTGCATACCTTTTAAATGGGTAACAGCATCTTGCTTTTTGGATTCAGGGATAGTTATCTCAAGACGACCACTGCGACCAAATAACTTTTCAGTAAATGAATCAGTCAAATCTAAGATTTTATCATAATAAGCTCCAAGTGCCTTATGCTCTGCAAAAGACCTTGTATCCAAATGAGTCAAATGCATTGCATCTCTTGACTGAAATAGGATTCCTAAAAATTTATTTGGTGCCATAGTTTAATTTTTTTCTTGTTCTTTTTTAGTTACCTCACCCGTTTGCATATTAATAACTGAATCTGCTCCGTATTTGTCAATAAGGAACTGCTCGTTAGTTGTAAAGGCATCAACAATGCTGTGTGCTTGTTTGATTAACCCTTGCTTTTGTAATTCAAGTTCACCAAGACCTATCTTTATCTTAGTGTACTCTGCTGAACCTGTTTTAATAAATTCTAATTCTTCGTTTGTTAAATTTGCCATAAATTAAGTTTAATTTTTACAAATATAGTAAATAAAAATTATCATTTAAGCAAGAACTTCCAAACCAACCAAGCTATTAAGGCTATTAACAACAACCATAAATAAATAAAGTAATTGGCTTTTTTGTCAACTTTCTTTTCAAAAACCTCGGATTTAACATCTTTTTGTACTGATATCTTATTCTCAACAGACTTAGACACCATAGATTTTGACGTATCCACTACATGTCTGCGTGTTTTTTTAAGTCTAACTGTAGCATTATAGTACTTCTTATCACCTATAATAATAGGTTTAGTAGTATCAATTGGTACTATCTCAACCTCGTCAATGTCCTCTTTAATAGAAATAGCGTTCTGATTTACAGATACGCTATCCTTCTTTTCGACAGCCGTGCTGTCAATATGTGTTTCTATCTGTGTTTTTGTAACTGCTACCTTTCTTGAAGCACAAGAGAATAATAAGAAACTAAGTAATATTAGTGTAAGATGTTTTGCCATTTGATTTGGTTGCTTTTAATTTTTGACCCCTGTTTTTATCTTTATTATAAGAAACATGAACCCAATCAGGGTTAGAATCATTTCCAAACTCCCAAATTAATTGGTCAAATTGTAAATTATCTTTAATGTAATCGTAAATCATTTTGTTAGTAACTCCATTTGGACTACCATCCATATCTATATCAATGGCTTGACCCTTACAGTGTTGTGAAGATAAACTTCCTCCAATAAAAATATTTAAGTCTTTTGACCTATAACCACTTGAAATATGAATAGGACATCTAAAATTATTGCGAATAGGTTCAAATACCTTTTCAGCTAATTCCTTAAAGTTTGCAATATGCTCTTCTGTAGGCATATTACTAATTCCATTACGTTTTGCTGAGTCGCTTCTGATTAATTCAGATAAGTCTAAATGTTCTGAAATTCGCATATTTATTCTTTTTTATCTGTTCCTTTAAATCCTTTTACAAGAGTTGTTACTGATTCAATAGTAGTAAGACCTAATGCTACTGCACTAAGTGCAAAAGTTGCCCACACAAGAGAATCTGCCGGAGCAAAGTCACCATGTGATTTTGAGTTGTCATATAGAGTATAAAACAATGCAAACGCACCAATTATACCTACTAATCTTTTGCTTGACGTTCCACTCTCAGAGGAAAAAAATCCACTTAGCCAAGTAAATATCTTTTTCATTTATTAATTATTTGTAGTGTCAACTTTTGTTTTACCCCAAAAACTCTTTTTTTCTTTAATCTGAATAGTGTCATGTATATACACTGTATCTACTTTAACCTTAATCTCACTAATCTGACTAATTTCACTTTTTAATTCTTTTACTTCTTCGTTTAAAGTTACAATTTTGCTAATTGTTTGAGCAACCAATTTATCTTCTTTTGCTTTAGCTTTTTTATGAACTTCTTTAAATTTGTTTTGATTATCAGTTACACTACTAATTAGTTTATTAAACTCAGCATCTTTTTGCTGCTCAGCACTTTGTTGTTGAGCACTTAATGTGCAGCCTGTTAAAAAAATAAAAAATAAATATTTCATTATTTAATTCTTTGAATTTTACCTAATTGTTCTAATGTGCTTAATTTTGAAGTAGCTGCAGCTAATGACGAGTCTGTCTTTCTAAGTACAAATTGCATTACCTCAACCTTTACTTCTAACTTCTCAACTTTTACATTTTGAGATACTATCTGCTCTTTAAATGTTGACTTAACATCTATATATAGGTAAGATATTGCTATCAATACCAAGAATAACGTAGCTACAATTGGATTCTTTGCAAATGTCTTGAAATCCATTATACTCGTTATAGGGTTTAAATTTTTTGCTACCATAGTATTATTATTTATCGTCCTTGACCTCTATATTGTTTCTTATAAAGTTTACTTGTCTTAGTCTTACTTGTTTGAGTTTTAGCTGCTAAACCTCTTTTCTTTGGTTTCTTAATATAAGAACTACCACTTGTTGCCTTTGCCATTATTTTCTAAGTATATATTCAGTAATAACTTTTAATGCTCCTAAGCCAACCAATGTAACCAACGCATAGAAATAAGATTTGTATTTTTTTAACTCAGCCTTTAATTCGTAAACTTCTTTCTTAATCTCTTTAAAGTTACCAATTAATCCACTTGACTCTTTGTCTATTGGATTACCTGCTAACAAAGTATATACATCTTTAAGCATCGCTTTCATTTCAGATACCTCAGTCTTAATAGACTCTAATTCTTCTGCCATAATATCAAGTCGGCTATTATCTTGGTGGTTCATAATACGTTATTACCAAAGTGCGTTAATAAGTGTTGCTGTTGTTCCGCTGCCTACTGAAAATACTTTTATTACTTGAATTGGTAATACTGTACCTGCAGGAACTCCTGAAAATGTAATTATATCTTGACCTATAGTTGTAACTCTTACATTACCTGCACCACCAACATATAAAAAACATCCTTGATTACCTGAGCCTGTTTGAGGAGACGCTTGATATATAGTATATGCTTTTCCCGATGCTGCAAATATGTCTATGTTAAGAACAATTACTGTAGCACTTGTTACAGATACCACAGTTGCAGTAGTACTATCAGTTGTGTTGTAAACAATATCACCTGTTTTAACATTTGCATTAATAAAATCTCCTGATGTATTTACAAGTTGATTTGTTACAGCACTTGTATTTGTTCCTGAAGTAACAACTGCAGGAAATGGTACATTTGAATTATTACTTGGTATAACTGATAATGACCTCGAAAATGTTGTTTTAAAAACTGACATATTTTTTATTTTTTATCTTGATAAGGGAATGCCTTATTTAATGCTTCTTTTCTTTTTTTACACCCACAATCACTATTTGTTGCTTTCGCTACAATATCTACTACTTTTTTAATTCCTGTAACAGTTGTAATTTTCTCAACCGTATCACCAAATCCTCTACTTTTTTTTTGTTCCATTTGATTTAATTTTAAATTCTAATAAAACAAAGATATTAAATATTTCTAATGATTTTTGCAGCATTTGTTTTAGGGTTATAGGAAAACTCACCTTTCGGTTTACCTGTTGCTTTTGACGCTCTATCTATCGCCCTTTCTGCTGCTGTCATCTCATTACGTCTTTCTCCTTCAGCAGTAAAAGTTTTTCCATCTGCTTTTAAGTGACCACGCTTTTGCAATAATGCTATTGCTGTTTCTCTACTTCCTACTTGCATTGCCAATCTATTTATCAATTGACCTTTGCCTAAAAACTGTTGAGTTTTCATTAGTATTTTCCTTTACGACCTTTTGGGTTACTTGTTGTTGAACCACCGGGACCTGCCCATAAGTTTTTACAAGCCCAATATCTTGGTGTCAATTTATCATTTGCTGTGTCGCAACTATGTCTTGCTTTAAAACTCTTACGAGCTGCAGCACTATAGTTGTTACCATAGCCCTTTGCTCCAAAGTGGAGGAGTTTCTCCTCCCCATTGGAACAGGCTTTAACCATTTTTTTCTTTCCCGGTCTATCAGACGGAACAGGATGGTTGCATTTCATTTTTGACTTATCAGCCATATAAATTAATGTCTAAAATCTCTTCTTGAATGACCCGGAGTTTGAACCTTGTCTTTTTCTTTTAACTCAGGAAGTGCATAAGCATCCTTTGCAGCTTTTGCTTTTGGAATCTCAGCTAATACTTCTTCTGAAATTTGAACGTCATCTTGGATGATATCATCCTTAGATTTTTTTAATCCGTTTGCCATAACTTCTGTTTTTAAAATTAATACATCATTTTTTTAGTAGCACCTTTGCCTGCACCTTTGATAGGTCCTTTAGAAGGAACACCACCACTCATGCCTAATGGTTTAACTTTAATAGGATTCTTGATAGATGGACCACCACCTGTAGGGGGTTTTAATCTTGAAGATGCCGGTAAGTTTGGAGTTGACTTAATGTTTGCCATTTTTTTTATTTTTTAATTGTTTATTAAAGGAGTTGTATCTAACGGTTTCATGTTCTGTCTGCCTAAAGTATTTTTAATTGTCTCAAGACCTTGAACTCTTGGACCTTCAGCAACTCTTCTTTTATAACGACCCAATGAATTTTTTAATTTTTCACGTCCTTCTTGCACAGCTTTTATCTTTTTAACCTGTGAATTTTTGAATGTAATTGCGTCTAATTTCTGTTGAAGTGTCTCGTTTGCCATAATTATTTATAACTTTACAGTACAAATGTAATAAAATTTAATTAAATGAAAACACCACCTAATGATTATTTAAAATTTTGGAGGGTCATAAGATACTACATGAAGGCAAAACATGGCTTAGGACAAGCCGACTTGGACATTATTTTATTTTTATACTCAGAAGGATACTTTGGTCAGGATAAGTTTGACGAGTTTGCTGAACTTGTAAGTTGGGAAGTCGGAAGATTTAAACGACTTCGTAAGGAAGGATGGATTGAAACATTCAGAACAAGAATGAAAAATGGCAAGGCACTTTATCAGCTAAGCTATAAATCAACTCGTCTTGTGCTTGACATTTACCGCAAACTAAACGGTGAAGAAATTCCATCAAGTCTTTCTGCAAACCCTATGTTTTTAAAGAATGTCTGCTACAGCGATAAGGTTTACAGAAATATGATATTGGAAATGAATGCGTATAACAAGACACACAAATACGCCAAGCCTAAAGCTGAAGAAGTAGAAGAAGACTAAAGAACCACTACTACGTCACGCTCAGAAATGATAGTGAATTGTATATCATTTATCAGCATCGTAAAGCTATGAGCTTTGTCGTAGTATAACTCATCTCCTTCCTCAATGACAGTTACGTCAGTTCCCGATGCTACTACTGAAGCACGTTTGTACCTAAGTTGATTGGTATCTTCACCTGACAATATCAACCCACTCTCTGTTGTCACAGTTTCTTGTATGTCCTTGACAATTATGTATTTACCTATTGGTTTCATGTATTTTGTTTTATTTCCAATGATTATTATGCATCTCCCACCAAAAAGTAAGGTCTTCTTTACTATCGTCATAGTACTCACCTACATAGTCAGACTTGTAAACAGACCCTATGTTCTCAAACATAGCAACGGTGTATATATTTGTAATCCCTCTTTTAACTAAGTAGTCATCTAAGAAAGTATAGTTACCACCCCTAATGATACCTGCTTCTACTAATAAAACTTTCTTATTTTGTAGTTTATGCCCGAATACAGAGATAACTTTATTAAGCTCACCTATGTATGCGTCATCCCAAGTCTCATCAGGATAGGGTACATCAACTCCAAACCCATCGCATATCTCACCGTTAAAACTTAGTAAGTGTCTTAGCGTTTGACCAATGATGGAAGAGTAATCTGTAGATACAGTTACTACAACTGTATTGTCAGCATTAAACCCATCATTAGTTAGCTCAATACTTATTTTGTCTATTAAGAACTGCTCGTCATGAAACGATACGTTCATTATATCTCTATTGTTGTTGCTCATATGTGCGTGCCATTGTGATTATTGCATTAGTGCTTAGAATTGTTACAGCTACACTGACAGCATTTTGTAAAGCTGACCTTGTAACTTTTAATGGGTCAATAACACCCAACGCCACTAAATCACCCATCTCACCTGTCTTTAAATTGTATCCATGACCAACAGGCGTACTATCTTTATACACGTCACTTGGTTTCAGTCCTGCGTTAGCAAGTATCTGTTGGAACGGAGCCATTAATGCATTACGAACAATATTTAATGCAGCATTGTACTCAGCACTACTCGTCTCAGCTCCCAACTCAGCACTCTCATCGAGTAATGCTTTGCCGGCTCCCGGTAGTATCCCTTCCTCAAGTGCTGAACGAACTGCACACACTGCGTCATCAACACGGTCATACAACTCTTTTTGCTCAAGGTCAGTTTGACCACCAACAAAGATTACACCAATGCCACCTGTAAGTGATGCAATTCTCTCCAAGATAAAGTCTTTGTCACCTTTTTTAGTTGCTTCTTTGTGTGCATCCCATAATTGTTTTACTCTCTCCTCAATCACAGCCTCGTCAGACTTAGCTGCACTTCTGATAATGACAGTCTTGTCTTTGCTAACAATAACTTTTGCAGCATGACCCAAGTCACCATAGTTGACATGGCTTAAGTCATCACCTGTCTTCTCACTATAGTATGTTGCACCAACACTAATGGCAATGTCTTGCATCAACTCGTGTTGCTTGTATCCAAAATTAGGAGGAGGTACAGCTACCACCTTAAGATTCCCCTTAACTGAGTTAGCTGCAAGTGTGTTCACCACATTTGTATTACATGGAGAAATTATCAATAACTTTTTTCCTTCAGAAATAATTGGTTTCAATACATTCTCAATCTGTAAGATATTTGCTATCTCCATATCACATACCAAAACCATAGTGTCTTCAAAGACACACTCGTCTTTCTTTTGGTCATTTATAAAAAGCGGACTCAAATAACCTCTGTCAATTTTCAATCCCTTAGTCGTCTCAGCATATGTCTCTGCCGTTTGGCTTCTCTCTACTGTAACAATGCCGGTCTTACCCACGTCCTTATAAACCTCTGAGATGATTCTACCAATCTCTCTGTCATTATTTGCTGAGATACTCGCTACGTCTAATAGCATTGTGCTACTGACCTTTTTAGCTTTACGTCTTAACTTGTCCACCACTTTACTGCTGATGTCCACCATGTGTCTTAAAACCTCAGTTCTGTTCATATCCTCTTTGATATGCTCAAGACCTCCTAAGACTAATCCTTCTGTTAAGACAATTGCTGTAGTGGTACCATCACCTGCTGAAGTAGCAGTCTTGTCTGCCGCCTCCTTCATCATCTTAACCGCAAGGTTCTCCGATGGGTCAATCAAGTCAATTGCCTTAGCAACTGTTACACCATCCTTAGTTACTGTGATACCGTGCGTGTGATGTGGACTCTCAATTAGTACAGTGTTACCACTTGGTCCGAGTGTTGACTTAACAGCCTTTGACATTTTAACAACACCACTGATAAGTTTTTTTCTACCTTCTGAACCAAACTGCAAATCTTTGGGTGAGTACCCAATACCTGATGTTTCTACCATTTAATTACGATTTAATTGTATGGTACAAATATAGTCAACTTGCGGTATATAACTACCTATAATGTCGATATTTTTTTTCAATGTCAATGTAATGTCGATTTTAATTTAGATATAAAATGAATAAGTAATTGATAATCAAATACATAAGTGTAGTCAATGTCAGAAATGTCGGAATGTCGAATTTATTCCCCTACTTCTTCTTATATATATATTCCCTCCTTATTATTTTTTTATATTATATTTTCTCTTAAAAATCGACATTTTCGACATTAAAGAAATAAAGTATTAATAATCAATAAGATAGAAAAATAAAATCGACATAAAAACGACATGAAAACGGCATGAAAATGTCAATATTGACATTTATGGGCAAAAAGAAACCCAACAAGTTAATGTTGGGTCAGTCAAAGGATGCTATCCTAAGAGCGGTTCTTTAGTCCATCTCAGGACCTTCCATCATCTCTGAACGAATGTTCCCTAAGAAAACTGCTTCAGACATTCTCTGAATTTTCTCAGCATTGTAAACTGCCTTCTTTGCTTGGGCAGCTTGTTGGATTCCCGTTTGACCATCAGGACGATTGTTAATTAACATACCCTTGTTTACAGTTAACCCAAAATTAGCACCGCTTTGTTGATAGATGCTATTTGATAAGTCTGCCTTGTAAACAGAGTTTCCAAATTTTAGTTTCATAAAAACGTTTTTATAGTGAAGTAATATTACAGAGTAAAGATAAGAAGTTTTTTAGATAGTATCAGTGTTTGGGCTATATAGCGGTTCTGCGAAGCGGACCGCAATCCGAAACTGATTTTTTTTTGAGGGGGTGGGGGTGCATTTTCAATCGCTCCTCGCAAATATTTTAGCTTTTTGCTCACGTGTATATGTACGGGCGGAGGCGTAAGGCTCACGCCTCCCCCCGTCCCCGTCTCACGTTCCCCGTTACCCGTACCCGTCCCCCGTTCCTTTGTACCTCCGCTCCGCTCCGTTCCCTTTGTGTCTTTAAAGACACTACCAATCGAGAGAGAGAGGGAACAAGAGAGAGGAGTTAGCACCCGCTCCATCCTTTGCCTGATTAAATTTTTTAACGCCTCATCGCCCGTCTCAATTCCTTTGCTGTATTGAAAAGAAAAAATATTTTAAAAAAAAGATAAAAAAAAAGTTTGTTGTATTGACTATTGTACTATATTTGAACTGAAAATGAACGGGCAATAAGCACGTTTATCACTTAAATCATTAAAAATCAATCAGTTATGACAAATTTACTCGCAATTGAGAGTAGTTTCCTTAACCTCCCTGAGGTTAAGACAGCATTGAACCTCACTGAAATCAGGAGCGTTCAAAGAACAATTACTAATGCAAAAAAGAAAAAGTTCGAGCAAACGCTCACTCTTTCAAAGTTAGTTACTAACGTGTTAACGTGGTTTCAATCAGAGGACGGAAAGCGTAAATGTTCGGAGGAGGGCATAACGTGGTCAAATGAGGAAATCGGAAACAAGGTTTTCGGATGGCAAAAGTCTTTTTTCTACAAAGTAGTGAAAGCGGGAAAATTGGAGGAGAGCGTGGTGGACACGTTCAAGGCAAAATGTGACGAGGCGGAGGCTCAAGGTAACGAACCGAACCGCTCACTCGAGGGATTATTGAAATTTGCAAAGCAAGTGGAAACGGGCACACAAACGGGTGGAGAGAGTGAGGGCGAAATGGGAGACCCTGAGACAACGGGAGAGGCACAAATTGAGGTTCGTGCTGAGAATGTGTTCACATTGAAATGCAAGGTTGATGGCGTTAACGTGAGCGTGAAAATAGACGCAAACGGAAATTTAACTACCAACAATTCAAAGGAGCAAATCGAGGAGGCAATCGCAATTTTATCAATTCAATTAAACAACCTATAAATTTTAAAACTATGCAAACGGGAATCATTTACACCACAACGGGACAAAGGGAGAGAGGCGAGGTCTCAAGTTACCACCGCAAACCGCAACCGCTATTTTTAAATAAGACTAAGCACGCAATTGACGTGAGCGGTCTTAAAAAATCAGTGCAACGCTCCGCCATTAAGTTCGAGGGCGGGGATTACGAAGCTAAGTTTACAATTGGCTTCGAGGTTGAGAAAAATCAACTTTCACGCAATGCGGTTAAGGAATACGAACTATTTTGTGGGTTCGAGCGTGACGGGTCGTGTGGATATGAGGCGGTGACCCACGTGCTCCCTTTATTGCCATCGGGCAAATGGAGGACGAAAGTATTCGACCTAATGCACAAAGCGGAGAAAATTATCGATGATAGGTTTAGTCCGTCCGATAGGAGGTGCGGAGGTCACATTACGATAGCGTGTGACGGGTTAACAGGTGAGGAGCTAAGAACAGCCATCCGCAAAAATTGTGGTATTGTGTTAGCGTTATTTCGCAATCGTCTTAACAATTCATATTGCGGTGAGAATAAGAGACTTGAGAATATTTATAATAGCTCACGCTATCAAGTTACACTATCGAAGGGTGATTGTTTAGAGTTTAGATTGCCATCAAGGTTCGAGAGTGTTAAGCAAATGATGAGACGATACGAGTTAATGTATGAATTAGTTAATTACAGCATAACTAAGCCTAACGGGTCGCATGATGGCTTTTTAAAGGTTATTACGCCAATTATCCTTTCAATGTACAATGGTGACACAACAAAGGTTGAGGAGGTATTAAGGCTATCAAAATTGTTCAGAGCCTATATTCTTAAGGGTGAGATACACGCTGATATTAGAACTTTCCTTTAGTACGTGGTGGAGGGTGTCTTTAAAGACACTCTCCCACTGTAGGGGGATGAGTATCCCTCCTGATGAGCTCAAAAGAGCGAAACAGTATTTTAAACCGGAGGTTTTAAAACCTCCACAAATTTAATCAACATGGGAACGCACATTTCAATTTTAGAATTTTTAGCCATCTCAACACTTTGTGTTTTGGCTTACGCCTTTATCAAAACATTATTTGAAACCTTTAAAAACAAGTAAGCAATGAGACAAATTACACGTGAAATCGTGAACGCCTTTGAGAATAGTCGTTCACTTACAATCGGGAACAGCCGTACAAACGGGGAAAGTTTATGGCTATTCGGCAATAAGATTGCGGAGATTAGGAGGGATGGTTTATGGATAACTAATGCAGGGTGGAAAAGTGTCACCACAAAGGAGAGGTTAAACGGGTTGAGTGGAGTTCGTATTCAACAACTACGTGGTAAATGGTTTTTGAATGAGAATGAGTGGGACGGGACATGGGTACACGTTGACAATTGGAATCAGTATGGGAATACTATTCAGTACGTGAGTCAAGAACAATCGGAACAGGTGGCAAATGAGCCCGAGTTTGACGTGACAAGCGAGTGGACGGAGCATGGGTACAGCCGTCCGGTATATTCAATCTTTCATACGTTGGTGGATACGGAAATTAATTCGGTGGAGTCATTATTGAACGAGCAAGGGATACCATCAAAGCGAATGGAGTCCGACACTGATGGAATGTATCGACCTAATTACTTTGTAGTGGTACGCCCTGAGGACGTTGAGAGAGCTGTTAATATTTTAGCTGAGTCGTATTGTATGGCTTAGTAAGTGGGGGTGTCTTCAAAGACACTCCGTCCCTGAGTGTATCGCTTAGGCTGATGAGTCCTAAAGGACGAAACGGAAACCACTTAAATCAAATCAAAATGGAAAAAAAAGTAAAACTAATTGTGTCAATTGACACATGGGACAAGTATGCCGAAATCAATGGCATAACTATTCATGAGGCAATCGAGACGCAAGAAAATGGCAAATGGTTTATTCAAACGAGCGAGAGTATCGCAAATGTATTAATCAATAACAAAATGGCTGAAGAAACAATCTAAATCAAATCAAAATGCAACAGAGCAAATTTTCATTCGAGGCACAAGAACGTAACGAAATTTTACAGCCTATCATTGATAGGTTGTTATACCTACCTAAATCAGAGTTGGGCACCTACAAGGAATATTTAAAAATCCTTGAGGAGTTTTATCCGATTGATGTGCAGATAAAAGATGGAATCAGAATTTATAAATTAAGTAAATCAAAGTAAAATGACAAAAGCAAATGATATATGGGAGTGCTCACAATGTGGGCACCCACAAGGACGACACGATATGTGGTTTGAGGATAACCTATGCGAGAGGTGTTATGATAGGCTCCCGATGTGTAGGGGTTGCAATACGAAGGATACAAAAGAAATAGTCGAGAGTAGGTGCGATTCATACGGATTCGGGACGGGTGATTGGTGCGACAAATGTTATGATAGTGAGAAGTACCCATATCGAAAAGATAGGTATTTTGATGAGTCGTATGCAGGTGAAAGATTGGAGGATGATTATTAATTTAAAAATCAAATAAAATGGAGCAAGAATATTTTTTTAAAGTTTACTACGAGAAAACTTTTGTGCTGTCGATGATTGCCCACACAAAGTGGGAGGCTATCGACAAAGCATTCTATAAATTTATAGGAGAGCACCCTTACTTAGATAGGAAAAAATTTAAGGCAATCAAAAAATAAATTTGGTTATGTCTAATTTATGTCGTATCTTCGTTCAATATCAGTTCATTAACCGAGTCCTGTGTCTTCAAAGACACTGCTCACAAATCAAATCGCTGTATGTGTGTAATTATTATTAAGCAGAAAGGGAAGCACGTTCCCCAAGAGGTTGCAAAGACCTCCGCAAGAATCAACCCTCATGGATTGGGTGTGATATGGCTCGACACGTTCGAGGTAACTTATCATAAATCGGCAGAGTACAAAGTACTTGACACAAAAAGACCTTTCATTGCTCACTTTAGATATGCGACCATTGGAGCAATCAATAAAGAGAACACGCACCCGTTCAGATGTGGGAGCAACAAACAAGAATGGCTTATGATGAATGGTACCATAAGTAAATTAGGAGACCACAAGAAAAGTGACTCACGTGTGCTCGCTGAGAACTTAGGGGACATTCCACGTCATACGTGGAAAAAAGAACTTGAGCAATATGGCTCAAGGTTTGTGACCATCAACACGCATAGTCGCACGTATCAAATTTATAACAAAGAGTTATGGGTACAAAAAGATGGTGTGTGGTATAGCAAGGACAATGTCCTTGAGGACACGTTGGTTGCGGTGTATGGCACGTTAAAGAAGGGATATAGCAATTACAATCATTACCTAACAAGTTCAAAGTATATAGGTAAAGGAGCGACAAAAGAAAAGTATCCTTTAGTCATTAAGGGGTTGCCCTATTTAATTGAGAACATTGGACAAGGTTTTAACGTGGAGGTGGATGTGTTCAAAGTAAGTCCATCAGTCTTAAAAGATTTAGACGCATTAGAAGGGCACCCAAATTGGTATAGGAGAAAAGAGATTCAAATCAAAATGAAAGATAAAACGCTGATGTGTTGGATTTATTTTAATATCAGAGAGAAAGGCAACGGGGAGTTATACCATCAAACGTACACGCAGGAACCGAGTAGGGTCAAGTGGTACGAGCAGGAGGATATAATCGAGAGTGATAGATATGTTAGTATATTCAGTAACTTAGGGTACGAAAAACCAAAGAGTATTTTCTTATCTAACATAGCAGATGATGAGTGTGCCGATTGCGAGTTTGACATAGAGAATGAGAAACCTATTTGTGTTAATTGCTTTCATGACTTAGAACATGACATGTTTGCAAATTACCATTGTAGTAGTTGTGACGAGTGGTTCAACGAGGCGGAGGTATTAAGATTTCAGCCTTAGGCTTGACTTGGGAGGGTGTCTTCAAAGACACTCTCCTCCGTATCGGGATGAGTTGTCCCGACTGATGATTCCTAAAGGATGAAACGGAAAATTTTAAAATAAACAAAATGAACTTCAACCACAAAAAAGAAGTTATCACTGAGTCCTTTGGTATTAAAGGAAGCACTCAAGATATAGCAGACAATGTAACTGAAATTGTAAAGCAGTGGCTCATGTCCAAAGACTCCGACAAGATAAGTGTCTTAGGGGAAAAGATACACGAGCAGTTGCCATACGAGGTTATTCTATTTTTAGCTACGCAAGAGGTGTACGGAAAAGTGGAGCAGACCTTTGAGGAGATGGAGAACATAATCGAGAAGATGATTAAATCGGTTGGCGGGTCAATTAATGACGACAGAGCACAGATGAATTAAATTTTTATAATCAAATCAAATCAAAATGGACGTATTTAAAATCAACACAAGTGCATGGGGAGAAGAAGACTTTTACCTCATGACCTCACTAAGTGAGGAGCAAGTAAAGAAAATTATTCAACCAATGGTTGACTATGAAAGGGAGAATGACATATTGTACGACAATGACGACTATGTCTCAGCCTTACAAAGTAAGCACCCTAAGGCAACGATTGTAATGTATCACGATTTCCAAACAATAACTTTTTAACCATGAAAGAAAATTTTTATTTCTTATTGGGCATTATCTACTTTACGATGGTGTCCGTTCCATTGGCTGTATTAGTATTTTCGGTATTAAATTTAGTAATCTTAATCAAATTTTTATGCAAAAAAATCACTATGAGATGAGTGAGCGTGCGACAGCACAAATTGAAATCGACTACCTAAGGGGAGAGGTGGCAAAATTAAAGGAACAATTGAAAGATGTTTCAATGGCAAGGGAATTGCTTAAACGTAATGGATATTATGTAAACAATCTATGGACTACCGAAGATGTCAATCAGAACTACAAGTGTAGTGAGGAAGTGGCATATGAGATACTTGATAGAGCAATGCACAATGACGCTACAATGCAACAAATATTTTTTGCTATTGATGATGTATGTGATGACTTAAATATTAAACAATTAAAAGATTAATCAAATGGAAAATGTATTAAACGGTACGCCTAAAGCGACCTACTATCTAAACGAGTTGGCATCAGAATTGTCAGCACTAATCATTGACAAAAAGTATGAGAATACAGGAGTAAATACAATGGTTCAAAAAGGTGGTTCAATGGTTTATAGTGGGCACATTCAATACGAGTATGATGACATATATGATGAGGTATTTCAATATTTACAATCAAATCAAATCAAATAAAATGGAAATCAAAATCATTCAGGGAGTAAAACGAGAAACTTTAGAAGATATTTTCGTAACAGCATTAGAGGGAGGAAGTAATTATTGGTATTTTTTACCTCCTCAATCAATCAGGGCAATCAGAAACGCAGTACCTAAAAGCGAAGACCCTTATCTAAGTACGGCAATTCTAAAAGCAATCTTAGACCATGATGTAAAAATAGCTATCAATGACGCAGAGAACGAAGAGGATGTCGTTGGAGTCATCACTCGTGGAACTATGCAGGCACGCCTTCAATTATTAGCAGACAGCAAAGAAAACAAATGGGCGTTGGAAAGACACATGAACGATAACGGAGACGCAGGGTCGGCTGATGTAGTGTTCCAATATATTGCTATGGGGGAGGTGGTGTACGGATAAGATAATTCAATTCTTTTTTATTTAAAAAATATAAATATAAATGGAGGACAATCAATTAACATTACTTGACAGGTTCAAGAAGTTGCAACAAGAGTTGCAGGAGGCACACGTACAAGTGAGCAATTTAATAGCAGAGTTGGAGGCAAATGAAAACTTTCCCGATGGTCATATCATTACGAAAGAGTCATGGAATAGCTCCGACAAAATAACACAGGACGGTTTTGTTTATGTAAAATATACAGACCTTGTGTTTTATAAATAAATTGCACTATCTTTGTACGAAATTTAATCAAATCAACATAATCACATGGAAAAATTTATCAACAGTGGCAGGTTTATTTGCAAGGAAGCGTTCCTTGACAAAAATCCAAATGAAAATTTAAAAGAAGAATGCACGGATGTCGTGCAGTATAACGGTGGAGTTTATATACAAGTACTAAAGTCGGGATTGTTTTATGTAGATGAGAACTTTAGCAGTAAATCCCTTGACGAATCAGAAGTAAAATTGTGGGAAAAAATTAACAAATAAATGAACTATGTATGAACATATTCACTATATTTGTTGCCAAATTAAATCAGAATTATGAAGCACGATGTTTTTAATCAGTATGTAGAAAGAGTTGCTGACTTATTCAGTATCACTAAAGACAATATATTTTCAAAGTCAAAGAAAAGAGAGTTTGTGGACGCACGTCACTTGCTTTATTATCTATGCTCAAAGAGACCTATGCAAATCACGTACATTCAAAAGTACATGAACGAAGCGGGGTACGATATTAAGCACTCATCAATTATCCATGGCATTACAGCAGTGGAGCAGAAGATTGCAGGAGACAAAGATTATGTCTCAGTAATCAAGGATGTAGAGCGAGCAGTTTTTATTTAGTCGAGTCAATCAATCACTCGCACCTTTAGGTGAGAGAAATTCAAATCAAATCAATAATCAAATGGAAAACAAAAAAACAGTTTTCGAGAGGCTATCTGCCATCAACGTAAATGAGCACGTTGAAAAAAAATCTAACTTAACTTACTTGTCTTGGGCGTGGGCATGGTCAGAGACTAAGAAGGCTTGCCCTGACGCAACTTACAAAATTGGCGAGACGGAGTATGACGAAGCACTTGGCTTTATGTGTCACACTACAGTTACAATTGAAGGTGAGACATTAGAGATGTGGTTGCCTGTTATGGATGGAGCAAACAAATCTATGAAGAAGGTTGCTTATTCTTACAGCAGTCGATACGGAGACAAGACAGTTGACTCTGCAACTACCTTCGACATTAACAAGACAATTATGCGTTGCTTAGTTAAGAACTTGGCTATGTTCGGCATGGGTATTTATATCTATGCAGGAGAGGATATGCCTGAGACTGACTCAGTGGCTACAAAGGTTGAGGCTCCTAAGAAGCCTGCCAATGACACAGCAGACACATTAATTGACCTTAAGAAAGGTACGGCTAATTGGGACGCAGTAGTTAAGTACGTTACAACGAACAAGGCTTTAGGTATCGAGAAGATTGGTGCACAGCTTGTTCGTAAGTATAAGGTAAGCCCTGCCTTAAAGAAAGAAATTGTTAACCTAATAAACGCAGAATAATGGAAGATATATTAATTAAACTACGTGATGACAATGAGTATTATAGCGGTATAGGTAAGAACTATTTATCCAATTCAGACATTGGCACATTGCTTAGCAATCCTCAAGACTTTGGTAAGCCACGTGAGGACAATAAAGCGTTCATGGATGGAAGATACTTTCATCAGTTAATATTAGAACCTGAGAAGGCTAAGGAGATGCTGTCGGTTGATGTGAGCACACGTACCACTAAGGAGTACAAAGCATTTTGCGAGACGAACAACTTACCGTTTTGTATGTTGAAGAAAGAGCAAGACGAGATTCAAAACCTTGTGAATATTATCAATGGGAACATTGCGTTCTATGATGAGATTTATAAAGCAGGTAATGTTTATGAGACTCCGGCAGTAGGTATGATTCAAGGTATGATGTGGAAGGGTAAGTCTGATATTGTTACCGACAATGCAGTGATTGACCTTAAGACAACAAGTGACATACATAAGTTTAAATATTCAGCTAAGTCTTATAACTATGATTCTCAGTGTTATATCTATCAAGAACTATTTGGTAAGCCATTAGTGTTCTATGTAATTGACAAAGGAACAGGAGTTTTAGGTATCTTTAGACCAACGGAGGAGTTTGTTAAAGGTGGCGAAATCAAAGTAGGCAAAGCCATTGAGGTATATAACAAATACTTTAGTGCTACACCAACTGATGACATAGTGAACTACTATATTGACGAGTACTTGTTATAAAATATTGTGTCTTCAAAGACACTACAATACTGAGTGGTGACTTAGTCCCAAAGGTCATTGCTTAGTTTAAACAGATTGGGACAAAAATAAATTCAAAAAACATGGCACAAGACGAAAAAATCTTTGCAGACGGATTCTCATTTAAGAGAAACGAAAAAGCTCCTGACTTTGTAGTTGGGAGGTTATCAATGAAGGTAGATGAAGCAGTAGCTTTCATACGCCAACACGAGAAGGGTGGATGGGTAAACCTTAACATTAAGACTGCACGCAGTGGCAATCATTATGTTGAGTTAGATACCTACGAACCTTCTAAGGATGGCGGTATGCCTAAAGCAGAAGCTAAGCCAAAGGCGAAGCCAAAAGCTGAGGTAGTAAATGACAGCGATGACGATGGTTCGTTGCCGTTTTAGACTAAGCCCACTAAAAACAAATAGGGGAAGTTCGCTTCCCCTTTTTTTGGCTGTAAGCCATGACGAAAATGTCAATAATTTTTCCATATATTCTCTATAGGTGTTTTTATATTCTTCTTCTTTTTTTTAAATTATATTTAGAAGAAAAAATTGACATTATCGACATTAGTATTAGTAATCAAATAGTTAGATACTCAAAAATGACATAAAAACGACATAAAATGGTACATAATGTGACGATATTCCAAAATATTAGAGATACTGACACTCCTTTCTTCCGAGATGTACGCACAATACTTGATAGAATAAAGGATGGGACGAGTTCAACTAAAGATTTGGTTAAGAAAATACGCTTAGAAAAGCGTAAGCCTGAGAGACAGGAGTTAAAGAAGCAGTTACCTGCAATATGTTTCAGTGGTACGTTCAACAAAAGAACAGATGCATCACTGATGGAGCATAGCGGACTTATATGTTTAGATTTTGATGGGTACACAAAGCAGAAAGAACTACTGCAGGACAAAGAGAACTTATCAAAAAACAAATACGTATTCTCAGTGTTCATATCCCCTTCGGGTAATGGCTTAAAAGTATTGGTAAAGATTCCTGCAGATGAGGAGAACCACACGATGTACTTTAATTCGTTAGAGAAGTACTTTAACAGCCCTTATTTCGATAAGACGAGTAAGAACCTCAGCAGAGTATGTTACGAGTCATATGACCCTTTAATTGCGATTAATGAGAATAGCAGTATTTGGGATGTAATTGAGGAGCCTGAGTACACTGAGGTAAGTAAGACAAGAGATAAGGCAACAATACCAATTACTGATGAGAATAAAATTGTTGAGATACTTGTTAAGTGGTGGGAGAAGAAATACCCAATGAGTGAAGGACAACGAAATCAAAATGCGTATGTACTTGCTATGGCGTTTAATGACTTTGGTGTTAACAAGAGTCTTGCGTCTTATGTGCTTAATCAGTTTGCGTCAGATGACTTTACACTCAGAGAGATTGCTACAACAATTGACTCAGCATATAAGCATACAGCGAACTTTGGTACAAAGTACTACGAGGATGAGGAGCGTATCAATACCATTAAAGCAAAGTTAAGGAGGGGTGTATCAAAAAAAGAGATTCGCATCCAATTGCAGGACTCCAACTTGGATAGCGATACGATTGATTCAGTGCTCAACAAGGTTGAGGAAGAGAATGCAATGCAGACTTTTTGGGACAGAAACGATAGAGGAGTTATAAGAGTTATACATATTCAGTTTAAACAGTTTTTGGAGGACAATGGATTCTACAAGTATTGCCCTGAGGGTGGTAAGAATTATATTTTCGTAAAGGTTACGAACAATCTAATAGACCATACCTCCGATAAAGAGATAAAAGATTTTGTCCTTGCTCACTTATTGGACTTGGATGACATTGCTGTTTATAATTACTTTGCAGATAACACAAGGTTTTTTAGAGAAGAGTTTTTGTCTTTACTATCAACGATAGAGATTTATTTTATAGCAGATAATAAAGACGCATCATACTTGTACTACAAGAATTGTGCTGTGAAGATTACAAAGGAAGGTACCACAACGCTCGACTACTTGGATTTGGGAGGGTACGTGTGGAAAGACCACGTGATAGACAGGAACTTTAATATGTGCGATGTAACAGAGAGGTGTGATTTCAAAAAGTTTGTCAGCAATATCAATGGTGGAGATGAGCAGAGAGTTAAATCAATGGAGAGCACGATTGGATTTTTAATGCACGGATATAAGAACTTATCATTTTGTCCTGCCATTATTTTGAATGATGAGGTTATTAGCGACAACCCTGAGGGCGGAACAGGTAAGGGATTGATTATGAACGCACTTAGCAAGATGAAGAAGTTAGTTGTTATTGACGGTAAGTCATTTGCTTTTGAGCGTAGTTTCGCTTATCAATTGGTGTCAGCAGATACGCAGATACTTTGCTTTGATGATGTAAGAAAGCATTTTGACTTTGAGCGTTTGTTCAGTGTAGTAACTGAGGGTCTAACGCTTGAAAAGAAAAATAAGGACGCAATAAAAATTCCTTTTAGTCGTTCTCCTAAGATAGCAATCACAACGAACTATGCTATTAAAGGTGCGGGTAATTCATTTGCAAGAAGGAAGTGGGAGTTAGAGTTGCATCAGTACTATACTAAGGAGTACACTCCACTTGATGAGTTTGGCAAGTTGATGTTCGGGGATTGGAACGATGACGATTGGTGCGAGTTTGACAATTACATGATAAGATGTCTAAGTAATTACTTAAGAACGGGTCTTGTTAAAAGTAAGTTTGTCAATCTTAAGATTCGTCAGTTGTCAGCAGAGACTTGTCACGAGTTCATTGAATGGTGTGGTTTAGTTGATACCCATCATAATAGGGAAGTAATGATGCAAACAGATATGAGGCTTTATAAGAATGAGCTGTATGCTAACTTTGTGGATGAGTATCCTGACTACGGACCGAGAGGTAGGATGAGCGTAAGTAGGACTAAGTTTTACAAATGGTTGATAGCTTACGGTATTTACAAAGAAGGTGTGATGCCTCAGGAAGATAGAGACCAACAAGGACGATGGATAATCATTAAAAGCAAAAACAACGAGGGACTTGAAGAAGCACCTTTTTAAAAAACTATATCCGATTATATGCGTATATATACGATAAAATAACCAATAATTATGGAAGAAATAATTGAACGCATATCAGGGTATGACGACAAGTCAATGTGGGAGTACTGCGAGACACTCAAAAAAATTACCTACCAAACCAAAGAGGTAAAGAGTGGTAGAGGTAAAGCCATTGAGATACGTAAAATATTAAAGTATGAGACCAACAAAGAAGTATTAGATAGAATCACAAGAAGCTGTGAGTACTATAAAGACTTACACGAATCACAAGGGAAGTTTAAATTTAGACCTTATCAAGTTGAGATAATAAACAAGGCATATGAAATTATTAAAAACTCCCGATTTGTATATCTTGCTATGGAAGTGCGTACCGGCAAAACACTTACGAGTCTTGGCATAGCTACACTTTGTAATGTTAAAAATGTTTTATTTATAACAAAGAAAAAAGCAATTGGCTCAATCTCAGATGACTACACTGCTCTTAGCCCATCCTATTATATGCAGGTAATTAACTACGAAAGCCTTCATCTTGTCATGGATGATAAGAAGTGGGACATGATTATTTGTGATGAGGCACACGGGATGGGAGCATTCCCTAAGCCGAGCAATAGGTCAGAAATTGTTGGAGATTTAATTAGTAAGTACAAACCGCTTGTTATTTTACTATCAGGTACACCAACCCCCGAGTCATACTCTCAGATGTATCATCAGGTATATAAGATACCAACCAACCCATTCAGGGAGTTTAAAAACTTTTACCGTTTCTGCGACACGTATGTAAATGTAAAGCAAAAAAAGATTAACGGATTAATTGTTAAGGACTATAGTCATGGATTGGATACCATATTGAAAGCAATGGAGCCTTACACACTAAACTATACACAAGAGGAAGCAGGATTTTTGTCAAAGACAGATGAAGAAGTTATAGAAGTTGAGATGAGTGAGTTAACTTATAAGTTAATTAAGAAGCTAAAGCGAGAACTTGTGATAGAAGGTAAGACACAAATCATATTGGGTGATACGCCTGTGAAGTTAATGTCAAAAGTTCATCAGCTTTGCTCAGGGACTATTAAGTTTGAGAACGGTGAGTCAATGGTGATAGACACAAGTAAGGCTGAGTTTATAAAAGAACATTTCAGAGGTTGTAAGATTGGTATATTCTACAAGTTCAAAGAAGAGTTGAATGCTCTGCTTAAAGTGTTTGGTAACGAAAACTTAACCTCTGACTTGAGTGTCTTTGAAGACACCGAAAAGAGTATTGCATTGCAAATTGTCTCAGGACGTGAAGGTATATCTTTAAGAAAAGCTGAGTATTTAGTTTATTATAATATTGATTTTAGTGCTACAAGTTATTGGCAGTCAAAAGATAGGATGACTACGAAGGAACGTCTTGAGAATAAGATATATTGGATATTCTCTCGTGGAGGTATTGAATATGACATATATAAAGCTGTTACAAAGAAAAAAGATTATACTTTAAAACATTTTGAACGAATGTTGTCCGAATAATATTAATTTTGTGTATATGAAAATAAGAGACCAATTAGCTGTAGAGTACTTAAATAAGTTTCCTTCTATAAGCAAAAGTTCAATCGCTGCAAAACTTTATAACGACCATTCTCACGTTTTTAATAGCGTAGAAGATGCACGAATGAAAATAAGAAAGTTAACAGGTTCAGCAGGAACAGAAGCGTCAAGAAAAATAAAAATTGCTCACACTCCTGATTTGCCACCAACAAAAATGAAAAACAGAGAGTTTATTGACTTGCCTGTAAGCAGTAATAAAATCTTATGGTTAAGTGATATTCATATTCCTAATCAGGATAATGAAGCATTAGCTTTAGCTATCGAGTATGGTGTTAAAAATAAAATTAATTGTATTGTATTAGGTGGAGATTTATTGGATAACACTCCATTTACTAATCACGATGCACCACCCCCATCAGCAGATGATGTAGTAGAATGGTTTGAGTATTGCCAAATATTTTTAAGCCACTTAAGAACAAAGTTCCCAAAGGCTCATATAGTTTGGATAGAAGGAAACCACGACAATTGGTATGTAAGATATTTAATGAAGAAAGCTCCAATGCTTTTTAATGATGACTACTTTAGATTACCACAGAGACTTGACCTTAAAAAATTCAGCGTTGACTTTTATGAGCAACACATTGTAGTACGTGCAGGAAAGTTGCATATGCTACATGGTCACACGATTGTAAGAGGCTTCATGGCTCCTGTTAACGCTGCGAGAGGCGTGTTCATGAGAGCAAAGAGCTCAATGATTATTGGGCACGTTCACTCAACAAGCAATCACTCTGAGACAAACATAAAGGAAGAACCTATATCATGTTGGAGCACAGGATGTTTATGTACGCTTGCTCCTGACTATGACCCGCATAACACCAAACACAACGTAGGATTTGCTCATATATTAGTTGAACCAAATGGAGAGTTTGAAGTAATAAATAAAAGAATAATCAATAATAAAATTTTATAAAATGAAGTTCCCTAAAACTTGGAATAAAATGAAACTACACGAGCAAGAAGAATTTTTGGTCAACAAGTTGAACCAAGTATATGAATTAGAAATAGCAATTAAAAAAAACCTTGCCTCTATAAGAGGAGGTCAAAGTATTCACATTAGCGATGAGATTTCAAGACCTGATGAAGCCATATTAAAAGATGCTTAGAGCAAAAAAAATATTCAGTTTCGGTATAGTATTAAACGAGTCACTATACGAGCGTGTTCAGATAATGGACAAGAATATTTTTTATGGTTGCAATAATGAGTTTCACACTAATAGAGAATGGTGGGTATTTTTAGATGATAAAGGTAGAATAGGAGCATATTGTGGTTCAATATATGTAAATAACATTTGTATATTAATTAGAGCGTGGGTTAAAAAGCAGTACAGAGGTAAGGGGTTGCAAAAGAAACTTATTAAAACAAGAATCAAATTTGCAATAAAAAATAATTGTCATACGGCTATAACATATACCACAAAAGATAATTACCCAAGCTCTAACAACTTAATATCACAAGGTTTTAAGTTATATTTCCCTCAATATGCGTATGGAGGTAACGAGATGCTGTATTGGACTAAGGCTTTATAGCTCATTTATGAGCTGAATATAGCTCAGAATCGGCTCATTTTGACCTATATTCATGTAATACGTATCAAATTGACATATGCATACGTATAAAGTAAAGGTAAAACTTTACAAAAGTTGGTATAAAGTAAAGTAAGTAAAGGCAAAACTTTACTTTGTTCACTTTTATAAACCGTTCACGAAAACGTGAACAAATAAAAAACATGACTGAACAGCAAATACAGGCTAAGAAAATAAAAGAACTTGAGGCTAAAGGCTTTTACGTTATCAAATTGATTAACACCAATAAGAACGGAATCCCTGACCTTATAGCTATACCACCTGACTCTGACGTGCAGTTCATTGAGGTTAAGAAACCTGACGGTAAAATGTCAAAGCTACAGGAGTTTAGAAAAAGAGAATTGGAAAATCACGGAGTAAAGGTAGAAATATATAAAGGAAATTAAAATCAAATCAAATGCAAGAAACAAAAGAAATGGATGAATTGGCTGACATTATCAAGAGTGTCTTTGAGGTAGATATAAGTAAGAAGTCAGGGAAAAGACAATATGTGGATGCAAGATATGTGTTCAGTAAGATTATGACAGATAGGGGATATACTATAACTTTTATAAGCAGTTATTTGAAAAAACACCATTCATCAGTAATCTATTACCGAAATTCTGCCTCTGACCTAATGGAAACAAATGAAGTATTTCTTAAAAAATACATCATATGCAGGGATAAGTTCTTGTTTGACAAGAGTGGCAGTATCAGGATATCCAAAAAAGAAGAGTTAATTAATCGCATAGATGCACTAATTTTGGAAAAGGTAAACCTTGAGAAAAGGTTTAAAAGTTATAAAAGGCTTGAAAATATAATTGAGTTAATAGATAGTAGGACACCAAATGGCAAAGAGTCTTTTATATTTAAAAAAATTAACTTAATGTTTAACGGGATAACCGACTATGAACAAGATAACAAATATTGAGAACGCTCGTGCTGAGCGTATCGCATTTAGAATTAATGAACAGCATCTGCTGTTAGCAAATATCTACGAGAATTTAGTGGACAGGGAGTTTATTCCTGCAGAAAAAGACATACGAAACTTAATCGTTGATTTACGATTAATATTAAAATCAATAGAAGATGATGACTTTTGAGAAAGAGATAGACCTAATCAGAGAGAAGAAAGCAATTGAATTATTTGTCAGCATCTTTGGAGGGTCGTTTAAAAAGTTAGACCCGCATGATATTGACTACAAGGTATTTGACAAAGATAACAACCTAATAGCCTACGCTGAGGTTAAAGGTCGCATCAGAACAATGCACTCAGCTTATCCATTACCTATAGCTGCAAGGAAGTTAGTTAAACTAATTGACAAAAGAATCACTCCTGTATTAATATGGGCTTGCGAGGATGGAATCATTTATGGCAAAGCTGATAAACTGCAAGGAGAGATTAAATGGGGAGGAAGACCTCCCCGTGATGGTGCAGTTAATGATAATGAGATGATGGTTTATTATGATAAGCAGAAAGAACTAAAGTATATTAGGTACGCTTAATTGTTCCGTCTGAGTTTCTTTTTCTTGTAGTTCCTCTGTATCCTTGTTCCATATCTTCTATTTTACGAATTTCTTTGTTCAGTTTTTTCTGAACTTCTTTTTCCGCTTTATTCTCTTGATACCATTCAGACCTTACGCCAAAGTTTTTTTGATATAATCTTGGATTGTATCTTTTAAGTTCCGTTTCGTTGTCGTACTTCTCTCCTGTATCAGGGTCAGTAAGCAAGTCATCTTTTTCAGCTTTTTTAGCAGCTCGTTCTTCTTTCATTGCTTGCTTTTCTTCATCGCTTGCAGTTAAATCAGAAACCTTTTTTTCAATTACATCAATTTCTTCTTGACTTCTTGCCTTCTGTTCTAAGTTATCAAGAGCCTCTAATTTTTGGTCAAGCTCCATTTGTTTTTCAGGAGATAGTTGTTTCTCTTTACCTTTATTTTTATCAAGGTCTTTGTAAATGTCATTCATCACAGCCTTTCTAATATCTTTATAGAAAGGAATAAGACCTGCATTACCTGCAATTTCTAAAGGAATACGCATAGTATTTTCTTTCTCTCTTCTTTCTATAGCAGATTCTGTTTTAGGCTCCTTGGCAGATGCGTTCTTGATAATTAAATCAGTTGTTTTAAGCAAAGGAGTAAAAGCTCCTCCCATATTTTGAACGTAATCCCACACTCCTGTTTGTCTGCCTTTTTTCTCAGGAGGTACTAAAGAGTTTTGGATATTATCTTTATATCTATCATACTCACCTTCTCTTAAAAATCCAAGATACTCTTCATTTGCACGCTCAATACCCTCGTTAATAAATAGCTTAGTAGCATTTCCAAAGTCACGACCAAACATTATTGATGAGAATGCTGATGCAAAAGCCTGACCAATATTTTGTAATATTGAATCATCATCTTCCTCTTCTTCATCATCAAAGAATAGACCCATTAAACCTGTACCTAAAGTCTGTAATACTAATGTATATACCATCATGCGAGTAGTAACGGCAGCAACCAAAGCAGCACCTTGTTTTTTAGTAAGTGTACCATTGCCAATTGCGGCATTAATACCTGTACGTGCAGTAGCATATTCAAATATTAAGAAGCGAGTCATAAAATTGTTAAAGTTATTAAACGCTCTCAACCATCCACTTTGATTAGGCTTAGGTGTTCCTTTTAATATTCCCATAAACGCATTGTCAGTAGCACCTGTAAATACAGAACGCTCATCCGCAGTTGTTTTTGCTTTATTAATAGCATCTTTATACTTTGACATATACGCTTCGTCATTAGCTGCAATCTTATCAAAATTAATATCTTGACCTGTAATTTTTTTGAACTCATTTGCAAAAGAGCCAAACCAAATTGGACGCATCACAACCTTATCCGGAGTAGATATTAATGCATCTGCTGTTAACTCTACACTATTTATGTATTTCTTACCGCTACGATTAAATATTTGTTGAATTTTATTGGCAATATATCCTTTAGCTTTTCCTCCTTTGATTCCACTTGCTTGCTTAAGAATATTTGTATCAATTAATTTACCTGATAATGTATCTGTAGGAAAAATTCTATTTGTTTCTGTACTACCAACATTATTCATAATAGTAGGAGCATCCACAGACATAATAACATCTTTGTAATCATATCCTGTTTTAGCTGCGGCAGGGTCAGAAATAACAGCAAATCCCATATTAGAAGTAAGCTCTGCTACCAATCTACTTGTTCCTGCAAGTACAGAACGGTATCCCTGCTTGCTTATATAATTAATTGCATCATCTAAGAATGCATTAGATATATAAGCATTGGTTAACAAGTTGTCAACAGACTCCTCAAACGCATCTCTAACAGCATTAAATATTTGTCTATTCTCTTTTGGCACTCTGCCCTCTTCTTCCATGTTTGATATTGCCTCATTAAGCGTCTTGCGAGCAGTTCTAATTGGCTCAGTCAAGTTATAATCCATCAATACAAACTTAGCACCACGTTGAGCAGAAGCAAATACATCAAAGTTTAACGGAGACACTTTACCTGTTCTTGCTATCAAAGATTTAGCTTTTGTAGATGGTCTCATTGAATCGTTATACTCTGTAATAAATGCAGAGCCTGACGTTAATTCATTAGGCTTAGTCTCATGAAGCACGTTTAAATGCACATAGTTATTTAAAGGACTAATTTTGTCTCCACGAATAATTGCTGCAGTATATTCAGCTTTACCTCTAAGAGATTCATTAAGTTTGCGAATATCGCTTATTGCACTTTTTTCTGCTTGATTAAATGAATTAAGTAATTTACTATTGTCAATATTTCCTTCTGCATCAGTATATTTATCAAGTATATCTTGTAACATTTCTGCATCCTTTTCTCCAAAACTTGACTTCCCTTCGTCAATATGTTTAATAGTAGCTTTTAAATAATCTGATGCAGGATTAACTTGCTTATCTCCAACGTTTGATTCATACTCAAGTTGAATCATGTAAGTCATCATCTTAAATTTAGACATCAATGTTTTATTCGGGTCAAGTTTAAATGATTGAGCCACTTTTTCTTCTGCTTTCTCTAATATATTTTGAATCTTTTTTAGTTCAGAACTAAATCTTGCTTCTGCTTCGGCTGATGGTTTTAACAAAGAATTAAATATTTCTTTTGTTTTAAAATCTCCAAATACTTGGTCAATATAATAAAGAGGATTTCTTCTTATCATCTCAAGAACAGCACCCTTACCTGTAAATAAGTTTTTAAACTTAGCATACAAAGTAGATAATTTAGGAAGTTTCCCTTTGCCAAATGCGGAAGCTAAGTTTTTGCCTCTATTAATGGCGTTCATTTTCTCAACCATTATCTGAGCATAATGAGGGAAATAGTTATTATTGATATTACTAATTACTTTAAGCAAGTTTTTTAATTCAGTATTGCTTAATTTATTAATCGCTTCTGTTTTAATTAATTCTTTTAACTTATTAGCTGTTGAACGCTCATCTACAGTAGGTAAACCGCTACCGTCAACATCAACATCTTCAATCTCTTTAATAAGACCTTCTTTTTCTTCTGCAATTTCTTGCTCAGTCATTTTTTTTGGTTCAACCTGAGGCATAATGTCTGACTTATACTTACGCATAATATCAGCTTGCTCTTGAGTAATCTCTCCTTGCTTAAGCATTTCTTTGATGGACTCGGCAAAATCTAATTTACCCTCGTCACCAAATACTTTATTCGGAGATTCATTAAACAAATCAGCTAACTCATCTGCAACAGATTGCTCCTCAGCAATAGCATCTAATATTTTTTCAGTTGAATTTTTAACTTGAGACTTTTCTTTAAGGTCTAATACAGCTTGTCTTTTTCCAAACATATCAACCAACTCTAAGTAACTATCAAGCACTGAGTCAGGAATCAATGAAGGGTTAATAGAGAATAATTTATTCAAGTCAGCATATAAACTATCTGCAATACCAATTTTTGTATTAATGTTATTTTTTGCTGTCTTTAACATGCTTCTTGCAAACTCAAGTTTATTTGCGTATTCAGCATCACCAAATACCTTAACCATGTAGTCAACAAACTTGTCTATTGACTTCTCATTAAACATATCTACGGATGAGAACTTACGTAAAACTGTAGCCATTTGCTTGGCTGTAATCTTTCCTGAAGATGCTAATTCCTTAATCTCTTTAGTTAAACCACCACTAACTTGTCTCCATAATTTTTTAGCGTCTTTTGCTCCTCTCGCCAAGTCTTTAATTTGCTTATTAAATAACTGCTTTTCAGTCATTGTAATCTTAGTAACATCCTGTATTAATCCAAGTAGTCTTTGAGCCAATGGTGCTGACTTCTCTCTGATACCAAGTTTTTTTCTTAACTCACGTACTAACTTTTCTTTTTGTATGTCAGTAGCGTTTGTATATTCTGCTGAATTTTTTAAAGTACTAAGAATGCTTTTTAAAGATTCACCTTGCTTAATTAATGAATCAATCTTAGACATTAATCTCTCATATCCCGGAAGCATTTCTTCAGTAATATTTACTTTACCTGCAGCTTGAGTTTCACTTGCCATTGCCTGAGCAATCTCTTGGCTTGTAAGACCTTTACCTTCTAAGAATGTTTTTATAGCACTTTCAGAGAATCCTTGAGCTCTTGCATCTTTGATTACTTTGTTTATTTTACTTGCAGCATTAAGTTGAGCTTTTGTTACTGATTTAATTTTAACAGCATTCTCATCAAATACAACGTAATTAGAACCTTTAGTTTTTTCATTTGAAATAGTAGTAGTTGGATACTTTATACCATCTATACCGGCTCTTAATAAAAATTCAGAAGCCTTTCTATCAGAACCTAACTCATTAGACAAACCTGCGTACAATGATTTTGTATTAAGGTTTCTAAATGTATATAAGTCAAATGCATCTTGGATATTCTTTTCTGTGGTATTACTATCTGAAGCAACCTTTTTAATTGCTTCTTCCCTACTCATGCCATCATTTACTAATTTTACTACTTTATTTGCATATAACTTAGTTTGAACATAGTTTTTTATGTTAGATAATATGCCTGCTTTCATACCAAGTTTATTGGAGAAGTCTTCTAATACCCCTTCTTTTTTAGCCTGCTTTCTTATTTTATTTTTTACGTCATCGTTAACTTTCTCATCCCAATTTAAGAATGTGTATTCGCTTGGATTTTTTCCTTCATGTATAGATACATCATATACATACTTACCTTCAGTTTTTTTATCTTTAGATATTGCATCAGCGTAATATTTTGCTATTTCTTTTATGTTAGTAAAATATAATCCCCAACCAAACTCTTGAGCACCTTCTCCTGTTCCTACTTTTTCAGTGCTAAATTGAGTTATGTTATAAGGAGTTCCGTGGTAAGCATCTATCTGAGCCTTTGAGATTGGAAATTCTTCTTTTAAATTCTGAACCTCTTCTGAAAATAATAACTTACTATTATCAAACATGATTTGGTCTTCTCTATCAATGTTCTCAGTTTCAGATAATAATGTTTTTCTTCTTTCTTCAGGACTTAAATTTGTTCTATTTTCAACATTTCTTGCTTCAACTTCACCGGCTACTCTATAATATAAATTAAAAGCACTCGCAGCTTTTTTGCCAAATATATCTTCAATAGAAACATTCTTTCCTGTACTGTCACCTAATTCTTTGACTTGTTTTTTTATATCTTTTTTCTTTTTTTCAAAAGATAAATCTTTAACTTTTGCGTAACGGTCTTTAACAGATTTATAAAAATCACGTGCTTTTTTAATAGCTTCTTTATTGTCAGGGTACATTGATTTTACATAATCATATACTCTCTTTTCAGAATCAACTTTACTCTTAAATTCTTTTATAATATACTTCATCATCAAAGGAGCATTTGCCTGATTTGCACCACTTTCAAAAAATTCTTTTTCTTGCACGTAATGTTGTATCTCGTGAAGCATTGTTAAATCAGCTTCAGGTCTATTATTATTATATAAATCTTTGTTTACTCTAATTTTATTTTCTGAAATACTAAATGAACCAAGATTATTTTTAGCTAAATCTGCAAATGACACTTTTATATCTTTTGCTTCAGGATATGCTTCATATAATTCAGGAGCATCAAATACATCAGATAATTTAGCTGACCTAATAACTGTACCATTAGATTGTATTTCTCTTTTTAAATCATTTATATCAAGGTCTTTGAATTTACCATCAGGAATTTCATACCTCCACTTTCCATCTAATCCTTTTTCCCAACCCGTAGCTAATCTAATATCTTTTGCAGACATTTTATTCTTATCCATTTCCTCAGCTATGTTTAAGTTAAACTTAACAGTTGCAGATAATTGTGCATTTTTACCAATCAATTGAGCTTTTGTTTTTCGCTCAGACTTTGTTTGTTTTGTTTCTTTTGTTTTAATAGCAATGTCAGATTCCCTTACAGCTTCTCCTTTACGAATAGATTCGGATATATTTTTGAAAAACTCTATAGTTTGCTTGGTATCTTTAATATCTTCAAATGGAATTATTGCTCCATTGGTAATCTTAGATACAAACTCATTAATTAAAGCCGCTATCTTTTGCAATGTAGTTGTATCTATCTTCCCCTCTTGTTGCTCTAATGCAGCAGTTAATTCAGCAAGGTACTCCTCGTATGAATCAACCTCAGCATATTGGCTTGCGAAGTCCATCAATTGCTTGTTAGAACTTTCGCTTAAGATTGATGCCATTCTATTTTTAAATGTCTTAAATGTCTCTACGTTCTCTCCAAACGCCTTAAGCATAATAGCATGAGCCACCTCGTGTGCCACTGTTCTCTGATTGGCTTTAGTTAAATTGATATTAATTGTGCCCTTAAAAGAACCATCAGGATTTTTTGAGTACGTAAAACTACCGGCAGAATCACGATTTGCTTGATTCTCATCCATAGCAGCAACATAACTTTCATTGGTATCGTGTATTACAATTTCAAAGTTTGGAAATACAGACTTTAATGTATTCAAAGCTCTTTGTGCAGAATCAATAATAGACAACTTCTTAGCATCTTTTACCTTAGATTTAACTTGCCCTAATGCAGTTGCATTAGACACCAATACACCTTTATTCTCAGCAGTAGCTTGAGGAGCCTCCTGTTCAGCAAACATTTTCTCCATGCTTGCAATTTGCTCTTCCTCTGATAATGCATCTCTTTCTTCCAATCCTTCAGGACGCATAGTAATATCACCTACTTCTTCCTCATCAAACTGAGAGAACTCTTCAGGAAGTAAACCAATTTTTTGCTCTGCAAAAAGTCCTTCTTGATATATTTTATCTACAATGGCTTTAGCACCCGCCTCATCACCTTTCTCACGAAGTTGTCTTGCCTCTTCTCTCATTTTGTCAATCTTCTCATTAACACCTGAGAAGTTTACATATGAGTTTTGACCACGTGTCTCAGTAGTCATAGCTCTTCTTGCAAGTGGAGAAAACATACGTGCATGGATATTCCAAGCATTCTCTTCTCCCTTAGGACCAAATGAGTTACCTAACTCAGCATGACCGTAGAAGTCATGTATAGCACGAAATACATCATTAATTAATAATGGATTTCCCTTAGCATCTTTAAGACCCGAATCTCTTAATAAAGGATTGCGTTGTCTTTGCTCTTCTGTTATAGGGTTACTTCCAAATCCCGCTTCTGTAGAGAATATTTTAATACGATTATTGTTTCTCAAATCATCAATCATCTCTTGAGAGTTAGCATATGGTTCTTCATTATCTACCTCAATAGTAAACCCTGCATCTGCAAAGTCTTTATATTGTTCTAATGTTTCTTTAGCTAACTCGTCATAAGCTGCTTTTACTTCAGGATTATTGGGGTCATCCTTCATGGCTATATAAGCATCAGCTATTCTTTTGGCTCTTGCTTCGTCAAGTTTTCTTGTGCCGGCAAACTTTGGTCTTTCGGTATTGAAAACTCTTTGATAATATCCATTCGCAATTTCCTTAGCTTTCGTGAGTGGCTTATTGAAAAGTCTGTTTCCTGCGATAGGTCTTCCTGTTGTTGTTTTTGTTGGTTCTCCATTTTCTTGAATTTGAGTTGTTATTTCTTGCGTGCCCTGAGGCGTGATGGTTTCTTCGGTCCCTGTGGTAACGATTTCAGGTTGGACGTTTCCTTCGCCCACTTGCTGCAATCCCACTTCGGGTTGCCCTGTGCGTAGCACGCTTTCACTTGTTGCTTGCTCTTGAATGGCATCTTGTTCGGTTTTTATTGTTTCTGTTACAGCTTCTTCTTGTAGCTGATTCTCTTGAATATTTTTAATCTGCCCTCTAATAGCGGCAGCTTTATCTTTACCTGTTTGTGTTGTATTGCCTTCTAACTTTTTTAATTCTTTTTCTAACTCAGTTATGGCATTAAGACTTGGCTCATTTAACTCAGGATTCCCTTGTCTTACTTGCTCTTTAATTGAGTTAGTTACAATCTTATCTTGTATTTTAAATTTACGACCTTCATAATCATTTTCAATATCTATTTTGGTCTTTACTAACTCATCAGGTGTCATTGTCTCAATAAGATTATCAACCTCCTCTGCCGTTACTTTTGCTCCGTTTACTTTATATGTAGGCTTAGCAAATCTTGCTTGAATAGTAGAGCGAATACCACCCGGCAATTCTGCAACTCCTTCCATTAAAATCTCACCTGTATCCATTTTTTGACCTATAGCCGCTCTTGCTGCTGCCTCACCTACAGAACCACCAACTGCTTCTATTCCTGCACCTGTTGCTATTGATTTTGTTACAGCTTTTTTTGTTGCCTGACCTACTGCTGATTTTGCTGCTGATTTGCCTAATATTTTAGCACCAATTTTACTTGCTAATTTATTTGTATATGCATCAACGGCACCAATAATCGCTCCTCTTGCTACTGCTTTATTCCTTAATGAATTAAATTTCTCAGGGTTCTCAAGAATTGCTTTTACATTCTCCTTAGTCATTTCTTTATCACCCAATTCTTCTTGCAATCCCTCTGCAACATATGAGCCCAATTCCATAATACTTCCTGCCAATCCCATAGCATATGGAACAGCAGAAGTTGCTCCTGCTATAGCTCCGGGTATTGCTCCAACACCTCCTGCTGCTAATCCTGTAGTTGCTCCTGCTGCGGCTCCTGTTCCAACACCTGTAATACCTGCTTTTAATGCATCAGTATTAGTTGCCAATCCAACAAGAGAACTTGCCATAACTTCTCCGAGATAACTTGGATTATTGGCTATTCCTTTTACAAATCCCCAAACACCGCCACCCTCTTCATCGTAAATTTTATTAAAATCTTGTGCTTCTTTTGATGTCCCTAAATTTTTAACATTTTTATTAGCGTCAATAAATTTTTGAAGTTGTTCGTCAGTTGGCTTAGTTCCTTGTAATAATAAGTTATCAGCTTCAGTTGCAGCCGTTCCTTGTCTATAACCTTGAGCAACAGAACGAGCCATGTCATCTATAAAGTCACCAATACCAATTGGAGAATATTTATCAAATCCTCTTAAAAAATCGCCAAATGCTCCTTGAAAATAATCAGCTTCATCTTTTTGTTCAATAGGTTTTTGTGAAGCCAAAGAACCAACTGCCGAAGGTAAAACCGTAGTATCTTTTTTTTTAAAATCAATATCTTGCTGAGGTACCATTGGTTGTGCTTGTTTTGCAACAAACTGCTCAGGCTTAGGAGCTACATTAGCTACTGAATATTTTTGAAAAAATGAATCTTTATCTTTTGTATAAAGACCATCTCTTGAAACAACATCATATACTTTATCTTTATAAGTTTGGTCTTGACTCCACTTAGTCTGAAACTCTTCAAAAGACTTAGTGTATTTACCATCTCTAACTAATACATCGTACAATTTCTGTAACTCGTCCATAGTATATTTTTATGTCGTTTATTATTAATCTAATTCACCTGCTTCACCACCACCTTTTATAACACCTGCCTTAATAAGTCTTTTTATGTTTGCCTTTTTCTCTACATCTGTTTTACCTGATGGATTAGCTTTAATCCAATTTTTAATTTCATCAGCAACATTAGGATTTGTTAAATCAAATGTAGATGATTCTTTTTTATCATCAGTAACAACAAATACTTTTTTATTAAATGGAACTGCAGAAGGCTTAACAGTAACACCTAATCCTGATAATTTACTATTTAATTCAGCAGATACTTCATCTTTATCTTTACCCGAAATATCTGAACTTGAAAATACTTTATCAATAGTAGTTCCATAAACAGTAAGAGGGTCAGTTGGTGCTTTAGGAGCTATAGAACCTGACGCAGAAGTTTTTAATTCTATTGGTCTGCCACCTATAAATCCACTTCCAAATTTAATAATTGCATCTTCAGGTAATTTTGTACCAAATGCAGGAATAATTGATTTAAAAATTTTCATAGCGTCAGTTGGCTTTCCACCTTCTGTAAAGTTGAAAGGAATAGGCTTACCTGTTTCATCTGTAACAGTAATTCCTGTAGCTGTTCTTACAACTTTAACTTTTGAAGTTGCTTCCAAGTACTTAATCGCATTACCAATAGCAACAGGGTCCGTACCTGTTAATGCTGTAGCCAAGTTTTCAGCAAAGTTTTTTGCAGCAAGTTCTTTTTCTTTAGCATCTATTTCAGGTGCAGTACGAGCTCTTGGCTCTTCTAATGGAGCAGTAACTTTAAGGTCTTCTTTATAATCATACTTAGCACGAGCCTCATTACGCATAAAATCTTGAGAAACCTTTTTTTGCTCCTCACTAAATTGTGGTGTTGCTTGACCTGAACTTGGGTCTAATTTTAACAAAACTTTATCAGGATTACCTTTAGCTTCAGCCTCATCATATGTAAAACTATATTGTTTACCATTTGGTGCAAACTTCTTACTATTAGTTAAGACAGATAAACGATTATATGGATTTGCAAGAGATGCATCAATCATTTGATTCTCAGCATCTATAAATTTAAACATTACCTTTTTTGTTTCAGGGTCAATGTCTGTTCTACTTGTAATGTCAGCAATTGTTACTATCTCACCTGTTTTACCAATTTTTGCAAGTTTTGTTTGCGTTGCCTTCATCTCATCGCCCAAACCTTTTGCAAATGCGTCAGTTACCGCATTGGTATCAAACCTATCAAACTTACCTGTTATTTGATTTCTTAATGTATTAATAGATGTAAATTGATTAGGATTGCTATTCATTGCATAAACCTCTTTGCCATCTATGACTTTCTTTTCTTTCATTGCCACACTAACTGAACCGTCAGTTGGATTAATATATAATTGAGACTTATTAAAGTCTGAGTATCCTTCCGCTTGAGCCATAAGCCACTGCTCTATATCTTGTGACTTACCTGTTTTGTATCTCTCCATTTTATCAGCAAATACTGCTTGATAGTCTTTAGTAAGTTTAAATGCTTGGTCAGTTCCATCAAGTAAATTTTGACGTGCAACAGTGTAGTCTTTTAACTTCATATTACCTGACTTCAACAATCTATCTTGCATCAACATAAACTGAGATGCATTGTCACCATATTCTAATGCCCATTGATTAGCTCCTTTATGTTCTCCTTGTGGAGGGTTAGCTAATGTCTGACTAAACTCACGAGACGCAGCGTCAATTGCAGCTTTTTTTTGCTCACGAACCTTGCTCTCCTGTTGGAGCATATCAGTCATGTTCTTACCTACCTCTGCCCAATTTATCTGCGAGTCTGCAGTTCGCTCTACGTAATTATAATATGTAGCCATTGTTTATTATTTTGTTATATATCCTCCTACTGATGGATTATTATATAATGTAGAAAGTGGGTTATTATTTGGATTTAAAAGCGGATTAAAATATTCTAAGTTATTAAGTTGTTGTTGATATTGTTGTTGCTGTTGCTGAGTTACTCTATTTTCTAATGCATATTTACCTGTAGTAGGTCTTTGTGTGACAGCATAACCATTAGCATCTATACCTTGCTTGTCATACAATGGAACAAATTGCATAGCTTGTTGACCCATACTTGTTAATCCTTGAAATCCTTGTTGCATTGATTGTGCTTGTAATTGCTGTGCATTTGCTGCAGCTAACTGAGCTCCTGATACTTCACCTAAATCTAACTGAACACCAACGTCACGTAAACGACTTTGCTCTTGCAATTGTTTGTTTTCTAATGCAGTTAACTCCTGACCCATTGCAGTTCTTATTCCTGCTTGTCCTTGTTGTTGTGCTAATTGAACACGACCTGCTGTTGCTGCCGCACCTCTTTCACTTTCAACTCCTGCTTGTATAGCCTGAGCACCCTGAGCAAGCAATGCTTCTCTTTCTAATTCATAAGGTTCTTTTTGAATGCCTTGTGCAGCATAAAAATTAGTTTCTAATTTCTTACGTGCTTGTTGCATTGCTTCATCAGCATCACGCTCTGCATTACGCATAGCTTTTTTTTGTTGACCTGCTTGCACAAATGATGCTGTAGTGCCTGCTGCTCCTATTGCCAATCCACCTAATGCTATTGCTGTTGATGTTGCTATTGCCATATTATAATTTTTTAATCATTTCACTGTTATAAGTATCCCCTTTAATGTAACCTAATTGTTCGTAGGTTTCAATAAGACTTGTATGCTTTATTAATGCATACACATATTTACTTCCTGTTTTACCGCATATATCTGTTAACGCTGACACCAATAACTTAATGGCATCTTTTCTTTGTGGTTTCTTTGTATATTCCTTATTCGATATTATCCAATCAACCCAAGCCGCTTTGGAATTAGTCAAATACATAAATCCGGCACATACAGGCGTTTCATCATCATAAATAATTATACCACCTTTACCATCATTAGGAAGAAAGTCTCTTTGAGGAGCCTCCCATCCCCACTGCTTCCACCATCCTACAAGAATTTCATCGTAGTCTGTTTCGTTCAGTTCTCGTATATATAATTCCATATTCCTACAAAGATATTAAATTTAAGGAAAACTTTTCATAACTTCTGACTGAACCGCAAATAATTCTACTTTGCTTGTAGAGGTATTTGATAGGCTAAAGGTACAATAATGTCCTAACACTCCATGAGATTCAGCTACTGAGTTTTTAATATACAAGAAGAACGCATCCTGAATAGGTATAACCGTAGTTCCCGGAATTGTCGTATCTATGGTCAATTGGTTTACAGATGTCGGCAAATCGACTGTAATAGCCGTTACTTTACCTGCAAGAACAGGAGTAGTATATGGAGGAAGCGAGTAGTATAAATAGTCTCCTATGCTAATAATGCTTCCTATAGATACCGCAACATTAAATTTTATAATATTGCCACCTGTAACCTGATAGCTTCTACCTATACCATTTACACTTCGTAGAGCTAATTGACCCGTTGAGTTGTTTCTAATAAAGGCAAAATATGCTGCTTCTTTCTTTTCAAACCATGTTTCTTGAATAAATCCCGAATATTGTAAGTCAGTCTCTAAGGTTGCAGCCCATTTGGCATCACCTTGAAGGTTAATTGTCTTAAATAATTTATTCTCAAGAGGTGCTGTATTAAACACACTTTGAAGAGTAGCAGGCTCAAATGCTAAATTTGGGGTACCAACTTTAGTCCACCACTGCTTATAAAATGTATTTCTTTCTGCATTTGTATTATGTCTATACAAATCTCCTCCTTTAAATGTATAAAAATAGTTATTCATCCCTAACATAAAGTCAGGATGAAAAGAATAGAAGGATACCCAACCTCCAACCATGTCACTATATGATAGTGTATTATTTGCCATATTATTTATTTATAAACAAGTTTTACCAATATATATTGTAAATAAAATTCCCGAAATAGTTACGGTAGCTCCATTAGCATAAGATGTTGTACCACCACCATTTATAACTAAAGGAATAGTAAGTGAAGAAAAACTATAAGGAGTAGTTGTACCCCATGTTCCACTAAAAGTAGTTGAAGGTTTAGAATCTGTCATTCCGGTAACATTCAATCCAAGAATACCACCTGTTAATGTAGCACCTGCAACTGCAGTTCCTGCACCGCAAGCATTATTTGGATATCCATCTACTGCTACTGAACCAACAAAAACAGTTTGAGGAACAGGTACAGTTGATAGAATCGTAAACGATTTATCAAATGAATTAAAAGAAACTGTAATGCTTCCTGTAGTAGGTGCAGCAACGCACTCTTGTTGTGGTAATAATACCCCACTAACTTGCTCTCTTGATATAACTCCATCTGAATAAAACCCATCTGCAGCAAGTGTAGCCAAAGTTGAATTTGTAAACACAGCCGTTGCAGAACCTAAAGATGGAGCATTGAGATAATATGTTGAACTTATAGCCATATATTTATTTTATTTAAGCACAATTAAAACAAGAATCATTTGAACTCACTGTTGAATAACATAATGTAACAGCAGTAGCTTGTCTAAAATCCCATATCAAATATAGATAATCTTGAAGAGCAGGCACTACAAATTCAGCATAGTTAAATGTTCCACTTCCTTGATTAGGTGTAGCTGTTGTAGCTAATCCTAATAAAGTATTCAAGTTAGCACTATTGTTATTATATAAAGTATCAGAAGTATAATACTTAAACTCATCTTCTGCTGCATTAAATACAAATGTATCGGTAGCAAATTGATTTGAAATCAATCTTAATGTGCTACCTGCAGGAGGAAATGCTCCTGTACCAACTAAATCAGTTGTTATATTATATCTTGATACAAGAGGACTATCTGTACCTGTTACAAATGTTACAAGACTTGATTGTAATGGAGAAACAAATCCATCATTTGTATATCTATACTGTGTATGAACCGTATCTCCTGACTCATAATCATTAGTCAAAACTATTTGTACTATACTAAGTGAAGCTGCATTACAACAATCGGCAAGAACATCTAATACAATATCTCCTGTATAATTAATTGTAATAGCTACTGTTTCTGCTGATATATTATCCTTATCAAAAGTTAAAGTGCCACTTGTACTAATAAATCCTGTAGTATCAGTTGTACCATTATAGTCAATTGCTATTTCAAATAAACCACCTACAGATATTGAAGCCACATTGAAATTAATATCAGTCAATCCTACTACCGGACCTAAGTCAACACAATAGTTAATTGTTTTTGTTTCTTCCGCCAATGTACTTAAAGTAAATGTCTGAGATATACCACAACCTAAACATTGAGGATTATACGGAAGTTCTATGTCATTATTTGATAGTACATATTCATTCATATAAGGGTCAAATCCACCAAGTTTTTGAGTATTAAAAGATGTATTAAATTCATCTCTAAACCAAGTTCTCATATTCATTTCAGAAACAACTTTAAGTTCTTCATTAGAATAAGACGTACCTCTTAATTGTATAACTACACCTCTTTTTGTATCAGTGAAATATCTATCATATCCCCACTGAATATAACTCTCAGGATTAAAACTAATACCATACTTTTCACTACGAGCAATTTGAGTACCTAAAACCTCAGGTACAGATGCTATAGCACCACCACCTGTTGAGTCTGATAGCAAATTCTTGTCAGCTAATACGTATGAAATTCTATCTTCTTGTAGTACAAGCACGTCAGTCTGACGACCATCTAATACGAATATCTCACCAAATGACGTTTCTAAATTTTTATAGTTTAAGAGTCCTAAATTAAATTCATTTAACTTATTCACATTTGATTCAGCATTATATATACCACTATAAGTAATATCAGCAAATCTATCTGCTGCTTTATAATCTTGTGCAGATACACTTGTTACTCTATTACCAAAATTAAATGAGTTACCAACAATTGAATCACGAATCTTATAACTCTCTGCTCCGTTTCCAAAAGCAAAACAGTTAAAGAATTTGGTATCAACAATTGCAGAAACTCCTGTGCTATAGTTTTGATTTTGAATGTTACCCATATGGTTACCATTGGTAATTGCAAATGACATTTCATTTTCAAAAAAGACATCAGGTAAAGCATCGCTTGGTTCAGTCTCAAATATTAAAGTTTTATCAGAACGAAATACTGTAATATTAACTTCAACACTTGATGCACGACCATTTGGATAACCAACACCCGTACAAGATTTGGTTCCTGTTACCATCAATTGTAATTGAAGTGTTGAAGTGTTTCTATAAAATTTATAATAGTTAGTGCAAAAAGCTGTAGGTATATCTCCTGCTGTGGTTGTAATTCCTGATACAAATTCATTGTCAGGAACGCAAGCACCTCCTCCTGCGTATCTTACACCATCATTTAAAAATTGTTCTACATTATCTCCTACCCACCAATCATACATATTATCATAAGTATTAGAAGAAACTAATGTTTTTTCTAAATTACTTTTTCTTTGTTCACAAGAATCACCTCCTCCTCCTCCTCTAAATTGAGTAAAACTTAATACAATTCTACTTCCTGCAGGAACAGTATAGTCAACCCAAGCAGATGTAGCTGTATCATATCTATTCATTGGGTAATATAAAATAGGATAATTGCCTCCTCTTGGAACAGTTTCTTTAATTTTACCCGGAGCAATGATAGCTAACTCATCTTGAACGACATTAAAACTATTAGGGTTTATTTTCATATAAACACCTGCAGGTATTGGTATATTTACCGTTGGGTCTAACTCACTTGGTATTTCTAAGAATCCTGAAGTCTGAGAAGATTTCTCAAGAACAGTTGCATACACACAAGTAGTAGTTGCACCACCTGAATCAGCTTTAACAATTAATCTATCTCCTGCTTCAACCTTACGTGCATTCTCACCTTCAAGTAAAAAATACGCATTATTAGTTATTGGGTCCTCAAAAAATATGCTACAATATATTGTCTCATAATTTTCTTCATCAGGTTTAATCACAAACTTATATCGTGTTGCCCAAGCCGGAGGAAGTTGAGTTGGTGGTATTGTTACTTGAATTGAATTTTTAAATGCAGATAATCCGCAAGGAATGTGTTCTGTATTATTAGGACTTACCAATGCCGTAGTTGCTCTATTAAACTCATCCATATATACAATACCAATCTCGTAATCTCTATTACTATGTAAACTTTGAGGATTTGCTATTTCTTGAAATGTAGCCTCTGCTAATGTCACTTCATAATACTCGTAGAATGTTTGAGTTGGAGTTGTAGTATTATCTACATATCTCATTGCAGGAA